TTTGATACTGTGTGGGGCGTAGGTAATTACTTTATTGATAGAACAGAGGCTCTTGAATATGCAAAGGAATGCAGACAACTTGCGGAATGGTTGAAAGAACTTAAAATGTATCGGGAAATGATCCCGTCAGCAAGTGAGGTTTTTCTTGACGAGATAAGGAGTGATAAGAAATGAGTGAAATATTTATAAATGATGCTGTAAATGAAATTATCCGTTATAAAAAAGAGTACACAGAAAAGACACTTGCGGAAATCATTACTAAATATGATTTTATTGTTGGCTCAAAAGAAGTCAAGTTCAAGTTGATGGAGGTATTGCCGGAAGGAGCAACTATTATAAGTTCTCCTTATATCAAAAGTCCAAACTTGATTTATGCAATCAAAAAGTTTGATGCGACAGATTTATTGGCATAGTCAGAAAGGAGCAGGAATGAGCATTCTTATTAAAACGATGACAAAGTTACCAGAAAATTGCTATGAATGTCCTTGCCATGACGGGGAAAGTGGTTATTGTCAAGCGGATGAAGAGCATAGATATTCAAATTATCGCCCTTTTTGGTGCCCCTTGACAAAAACAAGAGAAGAGTCAGAACCTTGCGATTTTTGTAAAGTGATTTATCCGGATGCTGATACCAAAAATATTGCTTTTAGGAGAGGTAAATATTCTGATTTTAATAAAGACAGTTTTATTACGATGGACGACAAAAGAACATATTATATAAATGTCGATCCTGGAGATCCTTATGAATTAGGATATTTAGTTGATATCAAATTTTGCCCTTATTGTGGAAGAAAATTAGCAGAAAGAGAGAGATAAAACAATGAAATTAATAATTGATATTCCGGAGGAATTAACATGTGAGGGTTTTGAAAGACCTTTTACAGAAGAGGAAAAGAATATACTTATCAAAGCCATTGGAAACGGCACTCCTCTTACACCAAACGTATTAGCAGATGCGTTAATGGAAGAAAGGATAAGAGGAAAACTGAATTCCGATACAACCTTTGAAAAGGATATTATTAGTGATGTAAAATGTAGGCTAACGGTCGATATCAAAGACCGCAGACCTTGTTATTGCGGTGCCGCATTAAGGGAAGTGTGGAGAGAAAGCGAGGAATAAGAATGGCTAATGCAAAGAAATGTGATATATGCGGAACCCTATATGATTCTCCTATATGTAATGACGCGGTTAGAATACATTTAGATTTAGGATACGGCGGAGACCACTATGTTGATTTGTGTAGCACTTGTTACGGTAGACTTTGTGATTTTGTTAAACCAGCTCTTCCAAAAAATTACTCAGTTAAAAGATGGGAAAGTGAGGAATAAGTGATGGGTTGTATAGCGGAAATTGTTTACGGAACTGTTGATTGTAACGGCAATTGTGATAGTTGTCATTGGTGGGATGACCCACAGAAAGGTGAGGAATGAGGAATGGGGCATAAACATAATGGTGGATTTGTAGTTTCACCCGAACGAATAGCCATAATTGAGAATGAAATAGAAGAATTATTTGAAAGAGTAGAGAACATAGAAAAACAGATGGGGGAAGATAAGGAAGAACAATTAAAGAAATTAAAGGCAGAATTAGATTATGTAAAATTTCGTTGTGCTTTATATTAGGCAGAAAGTGAGGATAAAAATGGCAAACATAGAGTTAGTTATTAAGATACCCGAAGAAATATATAATCATATCATGTCAATGCAATTTTATATTCCCGGTTTAAGAAGTGGCAAGTCTTTATTAGAAGAAATTCTTAAAGCAATCAGAACTGGAATACCACTTCCCGAAGGACATGGTAATTTATTTGATGAAAATGATTTTGAAAAACGTATAGCTATTATGACAGAATCAATGGATTTAGGATATGGTGAAATAATGGACATAATTGATGAAATACCTACAATCATAGAAGCAGATAAGGCGGAAAGGAGTGAATGAATGAGCGATAGTTATGAATTTACTTTGCATAATCCTTTGTCCAAAGAAGATTGGGATAAACTGACAGATGTTGAACTTGAAAAAACGGAGCATATTTGGTTTGAAACGCCAAGTGGAAAAAAGGTTGATTATATTCCGGCAAAGGCACTTAACAAGCTAAGGACAGAGATAGAGGATTATATAACACATTCCCCATATATAAAATCTTTTATAGATTGTTGCCGTTTAAGGGATGATGTAATGCGGATTATCGACAAATACAGAAATGAGGTGAGTAAGTTTTAAAAATTACCTGTTGTATAAAGAACGTAAATATGTTATAGTATATTTAGAAAGCGAGTGAGACAGTGAACAGACCTACAAGATTTTATTCCAATAGACAAGAAAAATCAGTAGCGAAAGCATTAAATGGTAAAAAGATAGCAAATAGCGGGGCTACGAGATTTGGTAAGGGGGATGTAGATACAGACCTATTTCTTATAGAATGTAAGACTTGTATGTCCGATAAGCAATCATTCAGTATTAAGAAAGATTGGATAGATAAGAATAGAGAAGAAGCATTTGCCATGAATAAACCTTATTCAACAGTATGTTTTAATTTTGGACCTAATAGTGAAAACTATTATGTTATAGATGAACGGTTGTTCAAGACACTAAATGATTATCTGAAAGGAGAAAAGGAATGAAGAAATTAACAGCAGAGTTAAAAGATTACAAGAAGATGATTGAGGCTGATACGTTGACTATTGAAAAGCCGGACGTAGAGTTTGTTAAGTCATGGCTTGATGCTAAGATTGAGTACATGGTAGAGCTTGATAGGTTAGCGAGAATATATGACTTCGATTTGTGTTGGGGTGAGTATGGCAAAACAGAGCCTTATAGCTATGATGTTGAGATTGGCGTTTGTAGCTCAAATAGAATGTATAAGAAGGAAATTCATATTAACAGGGGTATAGAATTGTTAGCTGATATTCTTGGTGAGACGTTAAGCCGTACCAATAGAAAAGATGAGACTTATCCTTATGAGTACAGCTTCATGTACAATGGTTATAGAATATTTCAGATAAGTAAGGAGGAGATTTGATATGGATAAGTATAGATGGTTACGTAGCGGATTACATAGAGGAGATAGAGTAAGAATACAGGAGAGTATGCTCATCACAGGTAATGGTAAGAGACTTATAAAAACCGAATATGTTGATGAGACAGAACGTGGTATAAGGTTGAGATTATTCTTTGAGCCTGGTCCGTGTACAGAAGACCTGAAATGGTATTATGATGTATTTATAGCTTGGCCAGAGTTATATTGTGGTAATATAAGATTAAAGACTTTTGATGGTAGAGATATACGTGCTGAAAGGTTACATGTATGAAGCCAACATATGAATTATTCACAGGCAAGGACTTAGAGATAGCGGAACTTATACAGCAGAGAAGATTCCAAATACTTATTCATTCCTGTATTTATTATCAGTTTAATGGTAATTTAATATCTGATAAACAGTTTGATAGTTGGGCGAGAGAACTTGCCCAACTTCAACTTGATTATCCAGAAATTGCAAAGCAAGTATTATATGCCGAAGAGTTTGACGGTTTTGATGGCACTACAGGTTTTGATTTACCTTTAGAGAATGAGTGGGTAATGAAAAAAGCTCAGAAGCTAATGGGTAAATCTGTACCTAAGAAGAAAGAAGTTAAGAAAGGAAGTCTGTTTGAAGTTAAGAGAAAACCTGGTCGTTTGTTCTGACTTCATATAAGACGATTTAAGACGATTTATGTTGAATATAGTACATAACTACACTCACACGTTAAAAGCTCTTAAAACGCTTGAATATGCGTTTACAGAGCTATCGGAGAAGCATGTAAATAAGTTAGAATTATCAATGATATATGAGCCACTTATAAATCTGTTCCAACAGTATGGGGAAATAGTTATTGATAATCTCAATTTATATATACTGCCTTTAGAATTTAAACATCTTAAAAATTTACCGAAGAATGATAGGATTATGGTTGTTTGTGCTTCAGGTGGTAAAGACAGCACGGCAGTTGCAAAGTTATATAAAGACAGAGGTTATAGAGTTATCCTATATCATATGAAAGGCATAAATAAAGTATATCAGGATGAATATAAGGCAGTTGATTGCATATCAGCATGGTTAAAATGCGAATATCATATAGAGGAAGTAAAGCTAACAGGTACTCATGATTGGGTAGAACATCCAATGAAAAATTATATGATTGCCAATGGTGCTATACAATATTGTATTGACAATCATCTTCCATTAAATATAGCATTTGGTAATTATGATAGTTCAAGACTTGAAGATATGGATTTTGAAATAGATGCTGGTGATAGTAGGGATATGTGGGATATATATGAGCTGATAGTTGGAAATGAAATTCCAAATTTCAAAATACATACACCATTACAAAGTATTATGGACACATATGACGTTCTATTGTATAATCAAGGTTTATTTGAAGCCTGTATATCTTGTATGTCACCGTATAGATTTAGAGAGCATTGGAAACAGCGGACAGAGAATAAATATGGTGTACAGTTGATGAAACACAGATGTGGCTGTTGTTATAAATGCTGTCTTGAATATATGGTGCTTGCAGATAAAGGATATATAGAATGTAATCAGGAATATTATATGCATTGTTTTGAAATCCTTAAAAAGACAGCTAAAAAAGAAACAAAAATTAGGAAACCTAAAACAGATGAAATTTGGAATAGATATATGTGGTATCCTATGAGTAAGTCACATATGCAATTTTAAAATTTTGGAAAATTTCTAAAGAACGAGGCAAATTATGGCTTTATTTAATACACCTAAGAAACAACATATGCCAACTATTACAGATAGATTTATAGTAAATCCATTTTCTGTATTGAGAAAAGTAACAGGTCCATGGCAAGATAGAAAACAGTACTGGAACAGTTATAAATTTAATGGAATAGTTGGCAGAGATACGAAAAGATATAATGCTATGCCAGTAAATATAGGCGGGGCACAAAGTCAGAGTGATGATTATGTGGAAAGTATATCCTCATTCGATCCAGTATTATGCGAGATTGTATATACATGGTTTAGCAATCCAGGTGATAGAATAATTGACCCGTTTGCAGGCGGTAGTACAAGAGGAATTACAGCAAGTATATTAGGTAGAAAGTATATAGGCATAGATTTATCAACAAAGCAGGTTTTAGCCAATCAAACACAGTATTATGAGATGGAACCTTCCAAATTTGATGGTAGTGCAGAATGGATAACAGGTGATAGCGAATTTGCACTTGACCAGATAGAGGATGGTACCTGCCAGATGTTGTTCACATGTCCACCTTACTATAATCTTGAACAGTATACCCATGATAAGAGGGATTTATCCAAGCAAAGAACATATGAGGCATTTCTTGACAAATATACGACCATACTTACAAAAGCTGTGGCGAAAGTGAATGAAGGATTTATAGTAATAGTAGTGGGAGAAGTAAGAAATCCAGCTACAGGTGAGTATTATGGGTTGGTACCTGATACAATCAATATTTTCAGGCAAGCTGGTGTGGCATATTATAATGAGATAATCATAGAAGACCCTATTGGTAGTTTACCTATAAGAGGTATTAAATATTTTAAGCAGAGTAGGAAAATTGGGAAACATCATCAAAATATGCTCCTATTTTGGAAAGGTGATTTATCTAAAATTCGCATAAAATCAGAGCAAATGAACATTTCCAATAATATCGGTGAATGAGTTTCTACTTATTATAATTGAAATCAAAAACATTTTTCAACTGCCAATTGAAATGTGTTGTTGTGTGTGATAATATGTAAACATGAAACATACAGCAACATATTTTTTGAAAGGAGACATAGCATGACGGAGTTTGAAAAAGTTTTGATGAACAGAGATGGTTTATCAGCAGAAGAGGCGAACATTGAGTTGCAGAATGCCACAGAATCAGCATTAGAGATTTTATGTGATGCAGACCTCAGTAGTTATGATGAAATCGAAGATATGCTGGCAATGGAGTATGTCTTAGAGATGGATTACATCTTTGACCTACTTATTTAAGAAAGGAGAGCAGATATGATAGTAAAATTAACAATCAACAAACCGTTATCAATAACAGATGTGTACGATTTAACCACAAAGGCTATGGGATTTAATCCTGATAAAGTTACAGGTTATGATTGTACAAAGATTGATGTAGCAGAGGATATATTTAATTGGGTAGAGCAGTTTTATAAGGCTGCTTATCATGATGATTACAAACAGAAGTTTGGTATGGATTGGGTATGTTATGGTCCTAAATGCAATACTGACCTTGCTGATGGTTTAGTAAGAATAAAAGAAGGGTTTATAAGTTTTGAAGATTAGCCAGTTGAAATAGCTGATACCTTATTATACAATGTACTTGTAAACAAAACAAGCGCATTGTATCATAGAGAGGAGACAGACAATGACAAAAAGACAGGAAGATATTATTTGGGAGAATCTGCAGGCGTTCACAAATAATTTTGGTGCACCGAGAATTGAGAAAGAAGATTATGGAAAAGGTTTCTATGTGTATTTTCCCGCTGATGCCGAAACTTATATTCAGTATTGCGAGAATATCCACTATCTTGACGGGTGGCTTTATGGTGTAGTTCAAGGCTTTATGCGGAGAGAATTTAAGGAGGCTAAGATATGAGAAAATTTATGACCGAGTGTAAAGACACAAAGACAGGACTTTCAATGGTTCTGTCAGAGTGTTCTTACAATATGGCTATGTTGTGGATTCAAGATGAAGTAGATAGAAGGGATGGTTATCAATTCAAATTATTCGGTAAGGACTGGGAGGGGCTATATGTGATTAGAGTATTAAAAGGTTGTACCAAGATAAGAGATTTCTTTTATGATGAGGAAAGAGGATATTTATTAGGAGAATAAACTATGATAGAACAGAAAATGTTAAATAGGATAGCATATAATAGTAAGGAATTTTTCTGTAAAGGTGGCGATACAAGAATATTGGTTGTAAGAGATTATTGGGATAGAAATAATGAAATAGCTATTGACCTTACTAAACTTACTCCCGAAATCTATGAGCAGATAAAGGCTAATGAAGAAGAGGAAGATTACGAAGAAAATTTTTAGTTTCACCTGTTGTAAAAGTCAGAACCAAGTGATATAATGTACTTGTAAACGATAACAAGCAAGTTGTATTAAGAAAGGAGAGCATTATGGGAGTTTGCACAAACTGTAAGTATTTTAACCAGTGCGGTTCTCATTCTTATGCAACTGGTAATAAGTGGGCAATAGAGAATTTCCACGCAACACATGATTGAAAGGAGAATAGGTATGTTAGTAGTGACAATTAAAAATGGAGACAAGTCCCCATTGGAGTTAGCAGTAAATGACCTCAGTGATGTAGCCACAGTACAGCAGTCTATATTAAGAGAGTATCAGGAAGTACAGAAGCAGGATTTTAAGTTTGACGAGGAGAGATTGCTTGCCAATACACCTTTTAATACTATTGACGAATTGGAAGATTGGGTGGAAGATTTTGATTATTGGGACGATATTCATGATATGTCAGAAAACTATGATGCATTACGTAGTTCCAATTTTGATAGCGTAGATGAAATGACCGATAAAATTGATGCTTTACAGAGTGCCATTAACGATATACAGGATACAGTGAGGTATTTGTGATGTTACATATAGTATTTGAATATAGGGACGAAATGAGCCATTGGGAATGGAGAAGGCAGGAATGTGTATGTAGTTCCTTAGCAGAATGTAAGAAGTGGTATGGTCTTGGTGTAGATTGTGAGTACAGGATAATTTCAATTACAAAATGTTAATTCACCTGTTGTAAAGTGTTATCGTTTATGATAGTATATTATTGTAAATGATAACACTTTACAGACAAGACAGACAAGAAAGGAGATAAGTTATGGATAAGAACGAAATGTGGGAATATCTGTATGATAGAGGTATTGCTACAGAGGGAGAATTGCAGTTGGTAACAGATATTGTAGGATGGACAGAAGAAGCTATGCTTGACATCCTTTATGCGAGAACAGGTTACAGAAATTTTGAGCAGATGGAGGAAGAAGGATAATGACAAGGGAGTATAAGGTAAATACAATCGAAGAAAGTAGAGTTATAGGTTATTGGTCATGTTTGGGCGGTGTGGAAGTTAGAAAGATAGATTATACGCCAGATGGAATAATGTTCTGGATAAAAGCTAATGCTTGGTGTAGTAAGCCCACATACCATAGAACCAAAGTTATTGAGCAGTATACAAGTGATGGTGCTCATAGAGACCATGTAAAAATATATAACCAGAGATTGTATCTTGATGATTGCCTTAGAGAGTTTGGGAGGTAATCAATGTTTATAGTATTCTTTATATTTGGTCTTGCTTTCATGGGTAAAGCATTTTTGTGGATTGCAGGTATAATATTAGGTATAAGTATATTGGGTAAAATGTTTAAATAGGGGGAGGTAGTAAAATGCAGAAAGGTACATTAAACAGATTAGCAAGTGAAGTTAATGATTTGGCACAGCATTATAATCCATATGAGTATGCAGATTGTGACGCCAACATAGATTACTTTCGGGAGACACTTGAAAAGTCTCCCGAGATAGTTATAGATTATCTGTTGCAGGTAGCCAATGAAATGTTAGAAAGGAGTTGAATATGGAAGAAAAGAAGGTATGTTGTATATGTGGTAAAGAGTTTACAGAGTGGGGTAATAATCCGTGGCCTGTAGATATGCACCCTGACCATATATGCTGTGATGAGTGTAATGCTCTTGTTGTAGTTCCGGCAAGGATAAGAAAAATATTAAGAAATAAGGAGAATTAAATATGGAAGAGAGAAAAGAAAAGTTTTATAGATTGATTGAAGATGCAGGTTTTACAGGATTGCGAGATTTCGCCAGACATTGTGATATACAAGCAGGAAATATATATTCCAATGTGTGTGGTAGATATAAGTTATCTATCGAACGGGCGTTCATTTATGCCAATACTTTAGGTGTACATATAGATGATATTTTGACAATATTCTATCCAAAAGAAATGGAAGAGAATTATGAGATTTATAAAGAGAACTACCCGTTGAAATAGTGCGAACCTTATGATATACTGTTCTTGTAGTTAAGAACAGTATATTTTTTTTGAGAGGAGACAAAAAGTGGCAGAGATAAGATGGAAAGATAACTTAAAGAGTATAGGTACTGATATACCAGGAGTTGTGCCTAATAATATTTACATGGCTATGTCAAATATTGAGTTTTATACCAAGACCATAAAAGCACTCTTGAAAGTAGGTTGGAGTTATAATGGAGTTGATGGAGTTATATCTGATTTCCATAATAGAAGGGCTATGAATATTAACATGATAGAACAGTATAATAATGGTGAATATATAGTAAAGATTTGGAAAGATGATAGTATTCATCTTTATAATCGTAAAGAATATCTATGGAACAGATATAAAATAAGAAAGGAGAAAATATGACTTTTCGGGAATGGTTAGATGAAACATTTTATCCGGGCTTTGATGCTGATGGATTAAGTGACGAGGAATATTATGAATTAGAGGATGCCTATTATGAATACAGAAAGGAGAATGGTGATGGAAATGATTACTACGCCTAACGGCATTGAATATATAACAGATAATCAGGATGCGGTCGAGCTTGTAAGGAAATATATATCTGATGATATGGCTGATTATGTGGAAAATAAGATAGTGGAGTTTGATGAAGTCGAATGGCGAAATGCACAGGAATGGGCTTCTGACTATCGTGCTATGGAAATGGAAAATGAAGAATGGCGAAATGAGCTGGACGAAATCAACAGCAAGCTCCAGCAGATAACTTATCAGGCAGATAAACAGCCCGGTATGTCCAAGAGGAAGATATTGAATGAATTGGACCTGATTATAGACCATATTCAAAAATTATTATAACTACCGATTGTAATATCAGCGACCATATGCTATAGTATAATTGTAAACAACAACAGCAGAGTGTCTGAGGCAGAGCTTAGCGCCTATCTCAGACACAGAAGCCAGATAGTTTACAGACCAATAAAGACAATCAAAAGGAGAAAAAAAGATGGCAAAAAAGAAGAACTACTGGTATGTATTGGTAATGACAAACGAAGGGCCGAAGTTTGTAACTTCGGTCAGCTACATGGATAAGACAGCTCATTGGGATAAGACAGAGAAGCCCTTAGAAATGGACAAAGAGAGAGCAACAGATTTGGCACTTGGGTTAAATCTCAATATGTATGCCTCATTTGTAGTATGTCAGCCGTTTGAGATTGATAGACAACCCTACAGATATGATATGGGTCATTTTGAGTGGAAAGCAGAGGAGGTACAGAATGAAGGTTAATAATAGAACACAGAAAGCACAGGAACTTATCCATGATATGTTCAGTACCTATTATAGGGGAAAGACATTATATGATGTATATGGCAAGTGTAGTGCCAAGAAGAAAAACTCATGGGAAGCCATCAAGAGAGATTGTGAGAGACTTGGTGGTGAGGATTTGCATATCGTAGGTGCTAATTGTTATAATTATTCCTGTATATATGCATATCCTATCACAGATACAGAGACAGGGGAAATTACGGATATGGTAATCAGAAAAGAGACTGCCAGTAATACCTATGAGCTAACATTACCGATAGCAGAATATAATAAACATTGAGAAATACAGGCTGTCAAAAATGGCAGCCTTTTTTGGCTCTATTGACCAGGTTGGTACCTACCAGCGAACTCAGTCAGTCAATGGTAAAAAATTTTTCAGAACTGCCGATTGAAAAGTGCTGAACCATATGCTATACTGTACTTGTAAATGAAAACAAGCAGTATTAGAAAGGAGATATGTTATGGCAAAGTTATATAGAAATAAAGAGGGACAGAAGCTATATCCAGTATGTTCATGGGAGAAGAATCAGCACAAGCTGTACAATGCCTATGATAGGGCTTTGATTTGGTGCTATGATACAGATTGGAGCGAGGAAGCCATGAATGAGCGTGACAGAGTGGAGCAGGCAATATCGGCTTTTGATAGTTGCGTTATCAATGGTCTTGTATATGCTACCTATCAGATGGGTCAGATAATCAAGGACATTATATGGGCATATGATGCTCGCCACTAAGAAAGGAGAATACTATGAAATTTTATGTGGATGAATGTGTTGGTTGTAGTAGTATGGGACTGCCTTGTTTAGGCAGTTCATGCCCTAATAGAAATGCAGTACATTGGCGGTGTGATGGATGCGGTGATGAAGATGTGCCGTTGTATGAGTTTGAGGATAAAGAATTATGTATGGGTTGTATTGAGCAGTCATTAACCCAGGTGAATGAAGGAGTGTGGTAATATGATATTGAGAGATTTTGGTATGATGTGTAATGAATCCATAAACATATTGGTTATCAATCAAGAAGGTCGGGTTATTGATATGTATGACGGCAAGAACTCTATAATGGATAAGTTTCTTGAAAGGGAAATAGATAAGATTATAAGGGTTACCTTTAATACAATTTGGGTGCAAGTTTTTTAATACTGCCGATTGTAAATGTCTGTACCTCATGTTATAATGTACTTGTAAGTAAGAACAGCACTGAGGTGCAGACAGAAGGAGATATGGAAATGACAGTAAAGAAATGGATAAGTCGAGACAAAGTTAGGGAAATGTGTATCAGGTATAATTACTACACACGAGGTGATTGTAGAGCCTATGATGTGATGCTTGCCACAGCAAAAAATCTTGACCCAGAAGATTATGTGGGATTGCTTACAGTAGCCAATGATATTTACAACCATAGCAGTATTCAGGATGATGCAGAGTATTCCAGAAAGGATATGATAGAGGGTCTTGTATATGGTCTGCTTACAGAATGTGTGGAAATGTATGTAGAAGTGGAAGAAGGTGAAGTAGCATGACACAGTATATGGTACACGATTTCTATTCCGAATCAGTAGTATTTCGAGGCACTGAGCAAGAGTGCCTCGAATACATAAACCAGAATGATGGTAAAAATCATATGGAACTTGAATTGTATTGGGCAAACCCGGGTGACAGATATTATAAGGAGGTAGAGGAAGATGACTGAATATAGGTCAGCAATAGTAGATGAATGTGGTTGTGTTATGTTTTGGTGTGATGAGCTTCAGGATGAGGACCAGATAGAATGTATATTAGAGGGTCATCCCGAATGGAGCAGAAAATGTATATGCATAGGAGGTTGATATAATGCACGGATGTTCTGATTGTAGGTATTGTAAATGTTACCCTGGTGATTATTGGACACCAGATGATTATGAGTGTACTTCCAATGTTTGGGATAGAATAGATGTTGATGAGGAAGTCGTAGAAAAAGTTTGGTGTGATTGCGAAGAATGGAATGATAATGAAGAACCATTATGTCCCGGTTGGGAAGAAGCGCCAACACCAGAAGATGAGTATTGGGACAGATATGCATGGGAAGAAAATCATTATGATAAGGATAAGGTAGATTGAAAGGAGAATAATGATGAGAGAGGAATATTTAAGCGAAATTAAAAAGTTGGCTATAGGTCTTATGGAAAGAGGTATACAGTTTGAGTTCCGTAAAATATTTGAAGGTTATCAAATATTAGTATACGAACCTACAGGTAATCCTTATGATATATCAGATAAGCTGGTAAGAAAATGGGATGCAGTAATTCATGGGGGTAGTTATGGACATGAATACGGAAAATTAGAAATAATGGGTGACCTGGTAGATAAGACAAAGACCGATGATGACGTAGAAGGGTGGTTAACAGCAGAGGAGATATTGAAAAGAGTGGATAAGGAGATAAAAGAATGAGAGAATGGGCAGTTTATAGTTCCAACACAGGAGCATGTTTAGGAGGTATAGGATATTCCTCAGATGAGATATCCGAAGAAGATGCTTATGAGATAGCTGAGGAAATGTATAGTGAGGATGTTTATGTAGCAGAGCGCCAGTATTTTTAAATACCAATTACCATTTGAGGAAGACTAAAAATCTTCCTCAAATTTATATATGCAGGCATATACCAAAAGCAGAAATTTTAAAAAATCGGCGGGTAAGAAAGAACGAGACACCTACCAATCCATTCATATCAATCCCATTCATATAAAAGAAATCAAACACCTCGGCGGTATAGAAGAACGCAATCCTCTACCTATATATTCAATAATACTAATATAACCAATATAAGAAAATACACCAATATAAGTAGATACCACATGCCAATATACCAGTATGTCTACTGGTACCAACCACAATTGATACCCGTAATTAGTGCCAACCACAATTATATAAATTGTATATATTTTCATGAATATTATACAATTTTCAGATAATTCTATACAGTTGTAGTATCGCTCATATGAACACATGTTCAAGTGTTCACACGAACATATGTTCGAGCTTGGAATGCAGTATCCATGCGACTTCCAGCGATTTGGTGGGTGCCTACCTGATGGTAAAAGCGGCAGGTACCGAACGGAAATTCGTCAAAAAAGGCGAAAAAAATTAAAAAAAGTTTGTATTACCCATATACAAACGTGTTAGTGTATGTTATAATGTATACATAGTTAAGAGATACGCACAACAGAGTGCAGTCACGAAAGGAGAATATAATATGGAAAACAAGACAGCAAAGAAAGTAGTAGCAAAGGCAGTAGATAAGAAGGAAGTTAAGAAGTTCGATTATAAGGCAGTAGCAGAGAGCTTTGAGGCAGCGTTCAAGAATGACGCCAGAGTAACAGTTATAGCTGATACCAAGCTCGAAAACCCTAAGTCCAATACATATAGTGACTATACATATGTCCACTTTTTCAAGTCTGGGACGCAGAAAGATATGTTTGGATGCTATCTTATAGGAAAGGGCAGAACGAGATTTGCTCTTAGCCTTGCAGTAGCAGAATATATCAAGGGATTGCCTGTACAGCCTGTAGAGAAGAAGATTAAGGGCGAAAAGAAGCTGGTAGCAATAGATGTTATATGCGCCAATGAGGATGCTGTGAATGTCGCCAACACCATTATAGAAGCATACGCCAGCATTCCTGTTAAGTCTAAGAAGGAGATAGCTGAGAAGTCAGAGCCTAAGAAAGAGAAGAAACCTGCTACCAGTAAGAAGGCGACAGTAGCAAAGCATCCCGCAAAGGCAACAGAGAAGAAGGCAGTAAATAAGTAATTATCCACAGTTTGCATAGTGTATCTCTTTACAGGAGAGGGTCTTGTCAACCCTCTCCACTTTCTTTTGGCCAATATATATACGCTGGTTGGTACCATATATCAATTTCCCCATTGTGCAAGGTGCACAAAAGCTGGAGGTCGCATGGTTGGTGACTTCCAAGTGTTCTTGTCCATAGTAGTGTTGGCCAGCCCCCATGTGGATATAAAAATGGATGGTGCCTGCCAATTTTCCTTCGTCAATTTGCACAAAAAGGCGGGTACCTGCCAAGTAACAAAAAAAGTTTCATATACCACTGTTCATAACTCTATACCTTTGATATACTATACTTGTAAGCAATTACACTTACAGACAGCACATGACCAGAAAGGAGATACAGACATGAAACTAAAGTACAAGATTTACCAGCTTAGATGTAAGCTCGCTAACAAGCCCGATATTGACTACATTGAGTTTGTTGCCAGAACGATATTTATAAGGGGAGGGGTAAGAGTATGAGCCAGATAATAAGAAGCATAGAGACTTCCACAGCAAATATGCTGAAAGCCGAAAAAGAGAGATATATCCGTGAATTATATATAGCCGGAATTATAACAGCAACCGAGTATTCAATATTGAAAGGAGAGGTATTATGAATATTTTTGAATTTACCACTTATGAAGAAGCCATCAATGCTTTTATAGAACAGACAGGAGGATATGTAGAAAATCCTGAAGATTATATAATGTTTGATGGTGAAGTATATTGGTATAAGATGAATGCATAGAAAGGAGAATTATTATGAGTAAGGAATTAGAGAGAGCATTGGAGACAGAGCAGTTTGATAATATGGAATATCATATAATAGACAGCCTCGATATATATGAGGAACTTTCTGATAGATATGCCGATTATATATCATCCAGTGATTACGAGTGAGGGTAGGGAGCGAAAGCTCCCTTCTTTTTAAGCGTTAGTATAGGTAGGTACCTACCGAGCGAAATTTTTTTGAGTTGCCACTATCATTATGTTATCATTATGTTATAATATAATTGTAAACAAAAACAGCTTGACGCACAGCGCCAGAAAGTGAGAGTAAATATGTCTGAAAAAATTTTCTATTATGCTATGAACAATGATGCCTATGTAGTTATGCCTGAAGAAGATTATAATACCGTCAATGAATTGATTGATATGAATGCCGAAGTTCTTGATGCTTATGATGAGAACCTTATAGCAGAGATACCTGATGAGTTTTATATTAGAGAGCGCCAGATTCAGAAGTTATTAAATATGACCGATGATGAATTTGCCATGTGCATATTATATTAGAGAGCCTGATGGCTCTTTTTATATACGGGATATTGCCTTTGATGCCATTTGGAAGAAACTATCCAGAAAATATATACGCGGTAGGATATAACCAGAAAAATTTAAAATTTATATACGGCTGGTCCATTCCTGAGAAGTTTAAAAATATATACACTTGGTTGGCGCCAGCCCCGCATTTTGAAAAATTGCGAGGGCAATGTTTCACGCATGTTTCACGAAGTCGAACATTCATTTGTTGTTATTATGCACAAAAACAGTGCTGATTCTTTGTACAATATTTTTGCGTTCTGTGCTTGACTATAATAACATTATCACTTATAATAGATAATGTAAAGAGAACACAGCAACTTGCAAGCTGATAAGCAAGTAAAAAACAGCTCAAGACTATGACAAACACAAAGAAAGCGAATAAGACCACGTTTGAAACTATCAACGCAGTAGTAAAAGACTTTTCAAATATCTTTACACTTCAAAACAATGAAGTCAATCAATATGCAAGAGTATGTTTTACAGATACATTTAAAAAAGATTATTACAATTTAATGAGAGATTTCGCTATTTATTATGATAGAAAAGATAGTTATAAAATCAGCATTTCCGACAAGTATTTAACCGCGACACAGTGTAAAGATTTCAAGTCAACGCATGAAAAGTCAGATAAAACGAAAGCACTTGAGTTTAGTGTAAAAGCTGATAGCATTAAAGATGTAATATTAGAGCTTGTAGCAATTAAGTTATTACAGACTAACAAAATCGTTGAATACACGAAAGTTAAAATTAAGACAACGACAGCAAACAAGCGTTCGAATAAGAAAAAAGAGCAAACAGCATAACAAACAGACATTCGAACAGAGCGAACACAAACAAGTGTTCGCTCTTTTTTCGTGTTCTGATTTTGTGTTCGAATATCTGTTCGAAAAAATGTTTCACGATATGTTTCACGAATTGTGTCAAAATCATACACAATTCTTTATCATTTTAGCGTGTTAAAGTTAGCGACTGCTAACCCCCATACACGTCAACACTTCACAGTGCTAAAGCGTGCAGAGACGAGAGTTTCTCACTCCCACGTCGGCTGTATTTTTCTAAAGAACTACCGTGTTCTGGCACTTTTTCTAAAGAACTGCGGAAAAGTCGGTTTTTATTTTGGTAGGATTTTCTAAAGAACGCCCGAGTTGATTTTCAAGGTTTCTTATATTATAGTATGTTTCAAAGAGGTGATTTATAGTGGCTGATTTAACAGGAGCGAGAAAGAAACTTATAACCGCCCTTAATAAGGTATATGATATGAAGCTCTTATATACAACAAGGGAATTTATGGGGAAAGAAGGTTATCCTCATACTATGTATGGTCTTTCTCAGGCTGTTTGGGATGAGGAGAAAGGAAAGTACAGCTCTATGAAGATTTACGAAACGGCTTCTTTAATTCGCCTGATTTTATATTTAAGGGATTTATTATTTTTGGCGCAAGGGAAGAGTTTACCTATGGATAATGAAATGTGGAATGAGAAGAGGCCTAAGGAATTATTGGCTTTGGAAAAGGAGTAGTTTATGGGCGCTACGTATATGGGTTTTGGGGCACTTAGAAGAAATACTGTAAGGAATGCGGATGATAAGATATTTGGTGTTTCTTATGCAATAAGATTTACCAATAGTGCGCCGAGAGGGGCTAATTTTTCAAAACCTTCTGAGGACAATATACAGATGGTTATTAGGGCAGAAGATGGCGAGGATATTTTAATGCAGTTCCAACTTAGCAGGAATAATTTACAGATAAGAGCTTATGACCCTAATGTGGCTGTTTCTGCCAGGGCTGTGGTTGACGGGAAATACCCTTCCATAGATACTGTCATTAAGGAAGGGAAAACTTTGGCTGACAGAATGAATGCCCAGAAGCTCAAAGACATTACAAAGAAAACTCTGGCAGGTGTTTCTGTTGAAAGTCTTTCACGTATTTATAATGAACTTGTCTTGAGAAAGAAAAGGAGGAGAAGATGACTGTTGATGAGTTAATGGAGAATTTTCAGAAATATACTAATTATAAGGAACTTCTCACTACTAATTCAGGCCATGAAATTTCACCTAAAGAACATAAGTTTGTTAATTCTTATATGATAAATGGTGACCCGGCTGTTGCGGCTAAGGATGCAGGCTATGTTATTAAGAATAAGACAACTTATGAGAATATAGGCAAAAGACTTCTCAAAAAACCCTATATCTATGAGGAGATTCTTTATAGGATAGAGGAAATGAATAAGTCTCAGATAGCGGACGAGCAGGAAGTTATGAGATATTTTACAGCAGTCATGAGAGGGGAAGTCAAAGACCAGTTTGACCTTGATGCCCCGCTTTCTGAAAGGACATCGGCTGCCAAAGAACTTGCCAAGAGGTTGATAGATGTACCAGCTAAACAGGCAGACACAGCTATTCAGATAAACCTTAATTGGAGCCGAGAACCAGTTTTAGAAACAGAATATGTAGAATCAGAGGTAGTTGCGGATGCAGTATAACCTATCTATCAAAGATAATGTAATTCCTATGTTTGATGATGTTTTAGAGGATATTCTGGAACATAATCATGTACATTATGTTTTTAAAGGCGGCAGAGGAAGCACCAAATCATCATTTATTTCTCTTGCAATACCTCTTCTTATTATAAAAAACCCCAATATTCACGTTGTTGTTTTTAGAAAAGTCGGGAATACCATGAAAAACAGCGTTTGGGGACAGGTTGTTTGGGGCATAAATCGTTGGGGACTTGATAGCCTTTTTCATATACCTAAATCTATAGCAAATCCCATAATTTATAAGCCTACAGGGCAACAGATTATGTTTTTTGGCTTGGATGACCCCAATAAAGTCAAGTCTGTTAAGTTACCTTTTGGGTATATAGCAGTTACTTGGTTTGAGGAACTTGACCAGTATGCTGGAGAAGCGGAAATTCGTAAAGTTTTGCAGTCTACCATGCGTGGTGGACCTATATTTTGGGATTTTCGTTCTTTTAACCCACCTATTTCTAATATGAATTGGGCGAATCAGTATGCCACGGATGCTATGTCAAGAGAAAATACGCTTGTTACCAGCAATACTTATTTAGATGTACCAGAAGATTGGCTTGGGCAAGCATTTTTAGACGAAGCAGAAGACCTAAAAGAGACAAATCCACGAGCTTACGAGCATGAATATTTAGGAATACCAGTTGGAACCGGGGGAAATGTGTTTGAAAATGTCGAAGCTCTTTATATGGATGACGAACTTATAATGAGTTTTGAGAGAATTTACAGTGGAGTGGATTGGGGTTGGTATCCTGACCCATTTGCCTTTGTAAAATGTGCTTTTAATGCCAATAGACGAGACTTATATATCTTTGCAGAATTTAGAACCAACAAAATGTCAAATAAGGATACCTATAATAAGCTGTATAATGAGCTTACTTACGGAAATGATATTCCTTTTATGCGACCAGATGAGATTGTGACCTGTGATAGTGCTGAACCTAAATCTGTTTCTGACTATAAATCTTACGGTGGATATGGTGCCAGACCTGCTGAAAAGGGACCTGACAGCATAGTTTATTCAATGAAATGGCTACAATCACTTAATCATATTTATATTGACCCAAATCGTTGTCCAGGTACATATAAAGAGTTTGTGGAGTATGAGTATGAAAGAGATAAAAATGATGAAGTCATAAGTGGTTATCCAGACCTGAACAACCACAGTATAGATGCCACTCGCTATAGTCTGGAACGTTACTGGAAGAGGAGAGGGCAGTGATTGTCCTTAGGACATATGTGTGTTATAATATATTTGGTAGTGGTAAGTATAAGAGGGAGATAAACAATGAACTTTTATGACGTATGGAATAAAATTAAAGAAAGGGTAAAAGGTATGTTTGGTCCTAAAGAAATTGAAAGAGCAATAAAAGTTGCACCTACGCTATCATCAAAGATGGCAGATGCTATAACATTGTGGAGTAATATGTATGAAGATAATCCACCTTGGCTGAAAGAAGCTACAAAAGATAACCCTACAAGAGTTGTTTCTTTAGGATTACCTTCTCTTATAGCAAGTGAAAAGGCAAGACTTGCAACTCTTGAAATGGAATCAGAGATTACCACACCTGTCAAAGAAGTTGAAAAAGAAAATCCTGATTATCAGCCGCCTTCTATTGATGAGACAACAGGTCAGATTTCAATGGGTGTTGGTGAAACAACAATCAAAGAAGATGTACCTATCGGCAATACAGATAGAGCAGAGTTCCTCAACGAGCAATATAAAAAGCTCAAAAAACATATAAGGAGACAGCTTGAATATGGTATTGCTAAGGGTGGTCTGGTAATTAAGCCGTATATCATGCTACATGACGATTTTAATGATGCTTCTACACGCACAGAGACAGCTCAAAATGACGATTTAAAATCAAAGTCGATAAATACTACAATACGCAATAAAAAACTTCATTTTGACAATAATTTAGACGCTGAGACAAAGAATAAATATAAAGCTGATATAGAATTTGATTTTATACAGGCAGATAACTTTTATCCTCTTTCTTTTGACGCAAATGGCAAGATTATTGAGGCTGCATTTATTCAGAGAAGATTGGATAAAGAATACGTTTATAGCAGACTTGAATATCATAAACTTGAAGGCAGAACTGTAACAGTAAGCAATTATGCTTATAAAAAGAATAGGACAATAGAGCTTACAAGCCCTAATAGATTAGAAGTTGATTTAGGACAAGAAGTACCGCTTTCAAGTGTACCAGAATGGGCAGATTTACAACCTACTGTGACTATTGAAGGTGTTGATAGACTTCTTTTTGCATACTTTAAGATGCCCGAAGCTAATACAATCGACACTCATAGTCCTTTAGGTGTTAGTGCATATAGTAGAGTAGTCAATCTTATAAAAGACGCCGACTATCAATATTCTCGTCTGTTATGGGAATATGAAGGTGGTGAATTAGCTATTGATGTTGACCGAGACGCTCTTAAACTTATTACTGATGCTAATGGTAATGATGTTACTCGATTACCAATAATGCAGGAAAGACTGTTCAGAAAAGTAGACCTTAATGCAGAAGATACTTATAATGTATTTGCGCCAGAGTTAAGAGACACAGCTATAATAAATGGTCTTAATACGATTCTTATGAGGATAGAAGATGCAATAGGTCTTTCAAGAGGAACAATCTCAGGTGACCCTCAGTTTGTAGCTACCGAGGCTAAGACAGCTACAGAAATGAAGATATTAAAGCAGAGGAGTTATTCAACCAATGCTGACATACAGGAAGCCCTTGAAGATGCTCTTAGGGATGTTATTTATGTAATGGATGTGTATGCAACATTATATAGCGTAACTACCGAAGGTAAATATGAAGTTTCGTTTGAGTGGGATGATAGTATTCTGGTAGATGCAGAATCAGAGCTTACCAAGAGGTTATCACTTATAGATGCGGGTCTTGCCTCTAAACTTGAGGTAAGAATGTGGTACTTTGGTGAGACTGAAAATCAGGCTAAGGCAGCATTACAGAAGATTGACGAGGAGAACAAACGTGCGATTGAGACTAATATGATGGCACAGTCACAATTAGGTCAGGTAGCACAACAGCAGTCTTTTAAAGGATTAGAAAAAGACCCAGCTACAAAGAACGCTCAATTAAAACAAGAGGGAACTGCTAAACAGACAGCACAGGCAATAAAGTCTAAAAATAACGAATAAATGTTTGCATTTTCCTTTATGTTGTAGTATATTAAATGTGTAGAGGGATTACCTCTTCAACATATCGTTCAGCATAAGAACATTTAAAAAAATGTCGTTCCAGTGGAGAGAGGCTCCACATTTAATCAAAAATCATTCAGAATGTAGGAGGAATTGAATATGGATTTTTTGAAAGCACTTTTTGAGGGCAACGAAACTGGTACTTTGACTTATGAGCAGTTCGCTTCGGCCGCTAAAGCAAGCGGAATAAAGTTGGCAGATTTGTCAAAAGGCGAATATGTGGCTAAGAAGAAGTACGAAGATGACCTAAATGGCAAAGAAACTCTTATAGCGGATTTAAATGCCACTATTGATACGAGAAACACAGACTTGAAAGCACTTCAGGAGAAACTGGACAAGGCGGGTACAGATTCTACACAGATAGAGAATCTATCTGGTGAGCTTGAAAAATTAAGAAAAGATTATGATAAGGCAACAAAGGAATATAATTCTAAGTTGCAGAAACAGGCATATGAGTTTGCTGTAAAAGAATTTGCTGGTGAGCAGTCATTTTCAAGTAACGCCGCAAGAAGGGATTTCATCAATTCTATGCTTGCAAAGAATTTGCCAATGGAAAACGGCAATATAATGGGAGCAAAAGATTACATGGCAGAGTATGCTAAGGACAATAGTGATGCTTTTGTAGTCAAAGAGGAACCTAAGCCGAATGATAATTTGCCTAAGTTCGCAAGTAATACTACAGACCCGAATAATGCGGGAGCAAATGGCCATAAGCAGTCCCTGTCAGAACTTATGAAAGCAAAAAATGATAACCCGAGCATGATAATAAACTTCGGGTAAGTTATAACAGGAGGATATTATAATGGGAGAATATTTTGATTCCAAGTTGTTTAATGGAGAAGTATTCCAGAAGTACGTAGACCGTATTCCTAACGTACATCTTAACCAGCTTATTCAGTCTGGCGCTATTGTAGCAAGGCCTGAACTTGCACAGTCAATGTCAGACCAGGTTGGTGGTAACTATCTTACAACTCCCCTTAAGGGACTGATTGGCGGAGATCCACTTAACTATGATGGTGTTACAAACATTACGGCTACTTCAACAAAGACTTACAGCCATTCAAGAGTTGTTGCAGGTCGTGCTAAAGCATGGACAGAAAAGGACTTCTCTTATGATATTACCGGTGGTGTTGATTTCATGGAGAACGTAGCACAGCAGGTTTCTGAATACTGGACAGAGCAGGACCAGAAGACCCTTATTGCTATACTTGAGGGTGTGTTCGCTATGGTAGATGATGCTGGTGCTGAGTTTGTAGATAAGCATACCTATGACATTTCAACTCTTACGAATAGTGAAGGTAAGACTGGTCTTATGGATGCTACAACTCTTAATACTGGTATTCAGAAGGCATGTGGTGACCATAAGGGTAAGTTTAGTCTGGCTCTTATGCACTCAAAGGTTGCTACAAACCTTGAGAATATGAAGGTTCTTGTATACCTTAAGTACAATGATGCAAACGGCATGGAGAGGGATCTCTCAATCGCAACGCTTAACGGCAGAATGGTTATTATAGATGATGATATGCCTGTTGAGAACATTGGCACAACTGCTGGTGTTTATACAATTACAATCGGTGGTTCACCTGCTACTGGTGAGAAGTACACAGTAGATGATGCATCCTTTACGGTTGCTTCTACTGAGACTGCTACCGCAGTCGCTACTGGACTTGCTTCTGCCCTTGGTTCAAGCACTAAGTATACCGTATCACGTGATGGTGCTGTACTTACTCTTACAGAGAAGTCAGGACAGTATGGTGTTGGTAAGCCTGCTGTTAATGCAGAGCCTGCTTCTGGTTCTTCGTCAGTAGGTGGAACAATCACTGCTGTAACTGCTACCGCACCTGTTGTAACACCTAAGTATACAACTTATGTATTTGGACAGGGTGCAATCGAGTACACGAACTGTGGCGCTAAAGTTCCTTACGAAATGGATCGTAATCCTTATCAGAATGGTGGTGAGGACACACTTATTTCTCGTCAGAGAAAATGTTGGGCACCTTATGGAATTAGCTTCACAATGGAGAGTATGTCAACGCTTTCACCTACCAACACAGAACTTGGTCTTGGCGTAAACTGGGAGCTTGTTAATACCGGTGGTAGTGGTAAGCTGTATATTCCTCACAAGGCTATACCTATTGCAAGACTTCTGTCTCTTGGCTGATAGCCTATAAACATAGAAGGAGGTTTTGTCATGTACCTTACATACGAAGAATATCAGGCATATGGAGGACAGTTAGACGAAACCTCCTTCAATGATTTAGAGTATGATGCTGAATCAACAGTAAATTGGTATACATTCAATCGTCTTAAAAGACCTGAATGGTCAGCAGTATTAGGGACAGAAGAATTGAAAAGATGTGTGTACCAGCTTATAAGAGTGAAACAGCTTGAATATGATTTATTGGCCGCAAGTAGCGGTGGTAATTTTGGTATAGGCTGGCAGAAAGATGCTGGTATAACTCAGGAAATGAATGATGGTGTATCAACATCTTATAATGTTCTCAGCTCAGCCGAGCTTCTTGCATTTGCAAGTGGTACAAAACCAAAGAAAGAAATTATCGACAGATACCTTGGTAGTATTGTAAATGATTTAGGTCGTAAACTGCTTTACAGAGGAATATATCCTAACGAGTGAGGTTAATATGAATCATTATCCATCTTGGTGGGATAGAACGCTCACAGTTTACAATAAATATATAGACCCGCAAACTAAAGTAATCACTTGGCATAGGCATGTGGTTACTGATAGTTTTTGGAAATATGTGGGTGAAAAAGTAAGTGTGGGTAATACTATCTTAGAGACAAAAGATATAATTTGTCGAATACCTGTTCGAGAAGATTTTATGGAGAAATATCTATGGAATCAGTTACCCAATGATGAAATGGACAACTACTTTACGTTAGGTGAAAATGATGTTATAATAAATGGTGAAGTAGATGATATAGTTGATGAGTATACAACAGGTCACCGTTCATCAGATTTAGTAACCAAATACAAAGCATTACAAGGTTGTATGGTTATAAATCGTGTAGCTATCAATGTTGGTGGTGGTAGAGGTAATGAACATTACTATGTAAAGGGTACGTAAATGTCAGTTAGAGTTTCAGTTCCTAATTTGAATAGCCGTATCAACGCAATCACTAAAGGTACAGATGATGCAATATTGCAGGAGTTTCGCGCTAAAGGTTTAGAGATTGGCGAAGTATTTATACAGATGTGTACAAAATATGTACCTTGGAAAACAGGTATTCTTGCAGGTAGCGGTAATGCATATGTGGAAGGTAATAGAATAAGAGTATCATGGAATAGAGAAGCTCATGGCGTTGATATAGCACAAATCCAATATTATAATGAAGATTATAAGCATGATGATTTAAGAACAGACCATTGGGATAAAGCTATGTTAGATTATGAGGGTGAAATATTCTATGACCGAGTAGAGGATATTCTTACAAAATGAGTGTTGTAGAGAAAAATCAAGCTGTAATTGAATACCTAATGACTTGCCCAATAATAGCAAATAATCCATTATTCTTTAACTTTGCTCAAAAAGAGGATAGTAATCAGTTATTTATAAGATTTGCTGATAGTATGGAAACAACAAAAGAGTATATAGATGGTTCCAAAGAGCAGATATATACTTTTACTATGATAGTCTATAAATCAGTTGCTTATAATCCTATGGTTGAAGGATTATCAGATGAAAACCTTGATGAATACATAGACGTAATCGCAATATCCGAATGGATAGAACAGCAGAATGATAATAAAGTCTTTCCTAATTTTGGGGATGGCTATATTATAGATAGCATAGAAACTCTTACCAATGTTCCGAGTGTTAGCACTCAGCAGACAGAGAGTGATATGCAACCCGCCTTAGCTCAATACAGTCTTGGTGTTCGTATCAAATACCTTGACACAAACAAAGTTTTATGGAACTCATAGGAGGAATAAACAATGGCAGCAACACAGTTTAATTTAGCCGCTGGTCAGAGAGCCGAGCGTAAGTTACTCATTACTGTTGCGGAGTGGACAGAAGGTTCATCACAGGTTCGTGAGATTCTTGGTACCCGTACTGAGGATTCAAGCATTGAATATAATGCTGATATTTCAACTACTACGGATATCAGAGGATTTAACTACACTGACCTTGAGAAGACCCAGCCTCAGCAGGCATTTGATCCGTTCTTAATCTTAGGCGGTTCAAAACTTGGTGCTTTGCTGAACGACATAAGGCGCAGAAACGCAGTATCAGAACTCAATCAGTTTACCATGTACATTATAACCGCTTATATTGGTAATTCTACCAATGGTTATGAGGCAGAGAAGCACACGGGATGTACTATCACTTACGATTCACTCGGTGGTGATACAAAGGTTAATTTCCCTATCACAGTTTACTTCTCCAACAATAGTGTAACTGGTAAGGTTAATAAGTTGACTGATGATTTTGAGTTTACACCTGATGTTACAGTTTAATTGAAGGAGGATGATAGTTGTATGGCAGTAAATGAAGTGAACACCAAAGTAGCAGATGATATTATTGATATAGACTTGTCAGCTATAAAAAAGCAGAAATTCCGTATCAATGGTGACAATTCAAAAATATTAGAGCTTAATGTTTCAGATATGGGCCTTTTAGCGAGGTTAGATGAAGTATATCCTAAGCTAATTAAGTCTCAGGAAAAAGTAGTTACTCTTGCAGATATGGAAGAAGATGCTGACGGTGATGCTGAAATACTGTCATCCACAGCTAAAAAACTCAAAGAGATTGACCAGGAAATGCGGGAGTATATAGACTTCATATTCCAGTCCAATGTATCTGAGGTTTGTGCTTCTGAGGGTTCAATGTATGACCCGATAGATGGTGTGTTCAGATATGAACATATTATAGAAGCACTTGCCAAACTGTATGAAAACAATCTCGATAGAGAGTTTAGTAAGATGAAGGATAGGATGAAGAAGCATACAGCCAAGTACACCAAGTCAAGAAAGAGGTAGTAAATGTACGATTTGCCAACTTCCATACAAATAGAAGATAGGCAATATCAGATAACAAACAATGGTGATTATAGAGTTATATTAGATTGCTTTAGTGCATTATCTGATACAGAGTTAAGCGAGGACGAACAAGTCCTCGCTTCTCTTTTAATATTCTATAACGAGTTTACAGATTTGGAAGATATACCTCGTGATGAAGAAACACTTAAACAGCTTATCTCCGAAATGTGTAAATTCTTTAATTGCGGTCAAGAAGATTCAGTCGGTGCAAGTGCAAATGAAAAAATTATAGATTGGGAAAATGATTCAAATATTATAATACCAGCTATAAATAATGTGGCTCATGGAGAAGTTAGAGCTTTACTATATCTTCATTGGTGGACATTTATGGGTTATTATATGTCAGTTGGAGAGAGTGTTTTATCTACAGTGGTTAGTATAAGATATAAGCTGAATAAAGGTAAAGAACTTGAAAAATGGGAAAGAGAGTTTAAAAGAGACAATCCACAATACTTTAACTGGAAGAAGAAGTCGAAAGAGCAACTTGACCTTGACGAGTACGTAAAGAACCTTTGGAATAACGGAGGTATGGAATAATGACTGACGGATTAAGAGATATAATCATAAAAATTGTACCCGAACTTGAGGATAAGGATTATAAAAAACATTTGCAAGAAATGGCAGATAATTCAAAATCCGCTATGGAAAAGGCTTTTCGTAATCTTGACAAAAGTGTTAGCTTAGCATTTAAAGATTTAGAAAAAGGTGTTGCTAAAGGCGATAGTGGTTGGCAAAGTCAGATACAGAATTATCTTGATACATTTAAAAGTATGCAGGATTATATGAGCAAAACTGGTTTTTTACCCAATGACGTAAATACTAAATTATACCAGGCTTATGCTAATATTGTTAAAATACATGATGAAATTATATCAGTTGGTAATGCTGCCCAAAGAAATTTAGCTGAAAGTAAACAGCAGACTGAGGAATATACTAAATGGAAAGCTGGTCTTGATGTATTAACAAAAACTTGGACTAATATGAATGAAAAGGTTGCTCAATATGAGGATAAACTTGCTAAAGCAGAGCAAGTACAACCTCTTAAAGAGCAATTAACTGGCAAAAATGTTGACCAAAAAATACAGAACTATGCAAAGTATGTTGAAAAGATAGAGGAATATAATCAGCGTATTGCAAAATTACAAGCAGAAGCCTCTCAAGCCAGGGATTTTAGGAATCAACCTGGTCGTAATGAGGAATCAAGAGCCGCTATATTAAGGTCTATTGAGCAATTAGAATCTCAAATACATATGATTGAAAACCAGAGAGCTAATACTCAAAAAGCCATGAACTCTCTTGGTAAGGCTAATATACCTATTTTAAAACAGATATATGAATTAACTAAAGGTGATATTCGTAGTGTAGAGCAATTGGAGAAAGAACTTGAAAAAGCGTTAGAGGCGGCTGGTAGAGCTAAAAATGAAGTTGATGCAAAGAAGTCAACCGAACCAGAACGGTACACATATGACTATGATAGTTATAATAAAGCTCAGGAATATGTAAAACGTCTTGTAAATGAGCTTATAGTGGCCGCTCAGAAAACAGATGAATTAAAGAAACAAGCGGATAAGACAAAAACCAGTTTTAATCAGTGGCGTAACGCTGTTTGGGCAGCTTCAAGAGTTCTTGGTAATATATATACGATAGGCCTTGATATAGCACGGGGTGCCAGAAAAATTGCTAATTTCTATATGCGAGTATGGAATACTGCTAAGAAAGTTCTTGGCGTATTAAAACAGTGGAGAAAGCATATTACTGGTACCGCTAATGAGCATAGCAAATCTTTTAAGCAGATGTTAAAGGATATTGTAAGATATTCTCTTGGTATACGTTCTCTTTTTGCACTCTTTAGAAGATTGAGAGGTTATATAAAAGAGGCTTTCTCTGCTATGGCTGAACAGATACCAGAGGTAAATGCTATGTTGGCAAGTCTTAAATCTTCTCTTTATGCTTTAAAAGGAAGTCTTGCTACAGCATTTGAACCCATACTTTCAGCTATTGCACCTGCTTTAGTTAGATTGATAGACCTACTTGCACAAGCTATTACATATATAGGAATGTTTTTTGCCGCTTTCACAGGACGTAATTTTGTGTACAAAGCTAATAAGGTAGCTCAGACTATAGGCAAAGCGGCTGGGGCTGCCAAAGAGCTTAATAAACAGTTGCAAGGTTTTGATGAGTTGAATAATCTCACTTCAAATAACGGTGGAGGTGGCGGTGGTGGAGATACACCATTAGCTCAGTTTGAAAAAGTAGATGTACCTGATTGGATAAAGAATCTTGCACAGCAGTTAAAAGACCTTTGGGACAGAATTATAAAACCTATAAAAGATGCTTGGGCAAAAGTTGGTGATTATGTAGTAGAAGCATGGAAAAGAGCTTTTAATTCTGTTAAAGATTTACTGTATGATATAGGACGAGATTTCTTAACAGTATGGGATAAAATGGGAGAGCATATATCAGAAATGTTCTTCCTTATAGTAGGTGATGTAGGTAATATTATCGCCAATATAGCCGATAAGATAAGAGAAGCATGGAACTTTGTTGAAGATGGTCAGACTGAAAGTAATGGTATAAGATTTTGGACAGCTATACTTAGTATAGTAGATGCTATATTAACTGGTGTTAGAAAAATTACTCTCGATATAAGAAATTGGACAGCGAATATAAACATAACACCTGCCATGACAGCTTTTGTTCATTGGTTAGAATCTCTCGTACCTATAACAGAAATGGTTATGGAAATTCTTTATCAGTTCTGGGATAGAGCATTAAAGCCTATATTAACATGGACATTTGATGGAGAAAATTCTGGTGTTGCAAGATTCTTCCAAATACTTGCCGATTTCAATGATAATCTTGATAAAGAGAAGATAATCGAAGACCTTAATAAGATATGGGACGCTATTGGCAGATTTGGTATAAATATAGGTGAAGGTTTGCTTATATTTATGGAAAGAATGTTAGGTTATCTTTCTAATTGGCTTAATAGTGATGATTTTACACAATGGTGTCAAGATGTAGCTGATTTCTTAGACGGTCTTAAACCAGAAGATTTAGCAGATGATTTAGAGCAAGTATGGAGAATTATAAAGAATATAGCTGAATGGACATGGAAAGCTATATCGTATGTAATAGAGCATAAAGACCAAATTTTGGATGCTTTAGAGAAAGCTTCTGAACATCTTGATGTAATCGCCGCCATATTCTTAGGTGGTAAACTTGCAATAGATGTGGCAAGATTTGCCGCTAACGTAGCCTTAGCCGCAGGTGCTTTTGGTAAGTTTGTCAGTGGTATTAGTGTGGCCGCAGGAGTAATCGGTCCTGTAGCTGCCGTAATAGCAGCCTTGGCTGTAGCTATTGCAAGTTGTGTAGCCGCCTATGGCGGTTTAGAAGGAACTATTGCTAAAATAAAATCTGTAGCTAAAGACGTATCAGATACACTTGCCAAAGTAGCAGAGAAGTTTAAATTAAGCGAGAAAATACAAAAACTTAAGGACAGTTTTGATAAGTTATTAACATCACTTGGTCTCACTACTGATAAGATGAAATTATTAAGACAAATATGGGATTTAGTGTTTGAAGCACTTAGCAATACTGCTAAAGGTTTAGGTACGTATTTACTTGGTGCGTTTAGTAGCTTTACTACAATGCTATCAGGCGTTATTCAAATTGTAACTTCTATTATTGAAAACATAAAAGGTATATACAATCTCTTTGTAGGAGCTATAACTGGTGATACTGAACAGATGAAGCAAGGCATAGACCAGATGTGGGAGGCAATAAAATCCATATTCTCTGGCGCTATTGACTTCATTGTAGGATTATGCGAAGGTTTAATCAATCTTATACTTGCACCGTTCTATAAGATAAAATATGAGCTTGTTGGTGACCCTATTGTAGTTGATATGTGGGAAGAAATCAAGCGTATATTTAATGATAGTATAGGTAAAGTAGTTGAATTTGTAACCAATCTTAAAGATGATGTAATCGAATTATTCCAGAAATTAAAGGAGAAGATTGACGAGAAGATAAAAGATATAAAAGCCAAATTCAAAGAGTTTGCGGATGATGTTAAACAGAAAAAAGAAGATATATCCAATAAAATAAAAGAACTTAAAGATAAGGTCATAGAACATTTCAACAATTTAAAGCAAAAGGTGAATGATTTTAAAACTGATTGGGTTAATAAATTTAATGACATAAAACAGAAAGTAAATGATTTTAAGACTGATATGGATTCTAAGTTTACAAGTATAAAAAATTCAGTCATAAAAGCTATTGAAGGTATAAAAGACGGTATAAAATCACCTATAAACTCGATTATCGGATTTTTTGAAAAGATGGTCAATGGTATTATAGATGGATTTAATGGTTTAGGTAGTAAACTTAATGATTTTGAGTTTGATATACCTGATGCACTTGCAGAAAAATTTGATTTACCAAGTGAGTTCAGTTTAAGTATACCTAAGATACCGAGAATATCTATACCTCGACTTGCACAGGGTGCCGTAATACCGCCTAACAAAGAGTTCTTAGCTGTACTTGGTGACCAGAAACGAGGTACAAATATAGAAGCTCCACTTGACACAATGGTACAAGCATTTAATATGGCTAATAGAGGTGGTAATGAGCAGGAGCTTAGATTATTACAGGAGCAGAATGATTTACTCAGACAGTTGCTCCAAAAAGAATTTGGTATATCTGAAAGACAGATTTATAATAGTGTTATAAATCAGGATAATATCAGAAGAAAATCAACAGGTTATAGTGCGTTTGCTTATTAAGGAGAAAAAGATATGGCTTTTAATGGAATATTATTAACAGTTGGCAATTATGATATAGATGGTACATACTATATAAATTATAAATCTTATAATGCTACCGCCAATATTCAGGATATGGATAGTTTTAGAAATGCTAACGGTGTGTTAATAAGAAATGCACTTGAACATGTGCCTATTAAGATTGAATTTGAAACAAGAGAAAATCTTACTAATGCAGATGTGGCAGAATTTTGGGGTAGCATACGTTCTAATTTTTCAGAGCCGAAGGAAAGAAAAGCAAGTGTAACAGCATATATACCAGAATATGATGATTATATAACACAAGACTGTTATATACCAGACCCACAGTTTAAGATAAAACGAATTACACCAGACACAAATATAATATACTATGAACCTATAAGAATAGCATTTATTGGCTACTAATGTTATAATCATTATAGAGGTGATTATATGATAAATGTAAATGAGCAGGTAAAACAAGCATATAGAAATTTTGGCTCAACAAAAAATATAAATATTGTCATGAGGGATAAAAATAATTATATCACCACATACTTATCTATGAATGATATAGTTGGCAATACATTTTCTTTTGAGCAGATATTAGAGCCGACCAATAGTCTTACATTTACAGGATGTAATGCGTCTGTACTTAAATTTAGAGCTAAAAATACAGATATATCTCAATTTGAAGATGGATATATAATGGTATTTTTAGGTGTGGAAGTAGATGAAGAAAGTTATGAATACATAAATATATTTCATGGCATAATTGACAGTATAAAAAATACTACACCCATGCAAGCAAGTATGGATGTTGTTGCTTATGATTTAATGTATTACATAAATAAACTTGATGTTACATCATGGTATGATACATTACCATTTACTTCAGGTTATGAACAATGTTTACCTTTAACAGCAATTAAAGGTTCTTTATTTACAGAAATAAATAATAGAGTAAGAACTAAATATAACGTAAATATACAGTTTGCAGATTATAGTATGCCAAGCGATTCCATTTATTTTCCAAAAAATATAGATGATGAACATGTGTATGCTGGTGATGTGCTTAGATGGATATGTCAATTAAATGGTAGATATGCTCAGATGCGTGGCATAACATGCTATTTTTTACAACTAAAGAAAAATAGTTATTATCCGAGTGCGACATTATATCCAAGTAGTGGATTATATCCAGGTGGTATGTCTGTACAGGAAAATATTCTTTCAACAAGTTATAAAATGGGGTCTTTGAATATTGAAAAATACACAACAACTCCTATTGATGGTATCCAAATTATTGATAAGAATAATCAGCAAATAGCTTATGCAGGTGAAAATGCACCGCTTAATATATTCACAGTTAATGGTAACCCTTTTGTTTACAATCTGGAACAATCTAAATTAGATGCAATAGCAGAAAATTTGTATGAAGCAATACAAGGCATATCATATATACCTCTTAAATTTGATATGATAGGTTTACCTTATCTTGAATGTGGAGATTATATAAACATTCAGGTAGGCAATACTATGAAATCTACCTATATTTTTCATAGAATTTTATCTGGTGAGCAAGCATTAACAGACCGTATAGAAACTAAAGGTGATGAATATTTACCAATATTTAAACCTAATACGGAAGATAAAATAAGAGAAGCTATATATAAAGCAAGAGAAGAAGCAAGGCATTTAATATCTGAATATGATGTTGCAGTCAATATCATGAATGACCTTGCTGTTAATGCAATGGGTGGTTATCAGAATTATGAAGAAGCAGAAACAGGTGGCAGAATATATTATCTTTCAAACAGACCTATTATTAAAAATGCACAAGGTCAATGTGTGTTTGAAATAGGCGCCACAGTATTCAAATCTGGTGGTGATGGTTTATATGTGTCCCTTGATGGAGGTACAACATGGACAAACGGTTATAATGCAACTACTGGTAGATTAGTTGTTAATGTTCTTAATGCAATTGGCATTAGTGCAGATTGGATTATAGCGGGTTCATTAGTTGCTGATAGAATACGTGGTGGTTCTTTGATGATTGGTGGTGTTAATGATGAACTTGGTAAGATAGTAGTATGTCCTACTGAAGGAACTGCTATTGGTTCATCATTCTTTCCAGGTAGTGAATTAGATATTTATATCGTTAATGAAAACTCCTCAAAAGTATTTAAGTCTAAAGGTACAGCTACTCATACAGCAGACCAGTATATAAATGATTTATTTACACAACCAATAAATATATTTACAAGTGCGACATTTACAATGTATTCTGGTACAACACATGACCCGCAATTATCAAGTAGAGATGTATATGAAATAGATGTATCTGGATTTACTTATCCTACATATATAGTGATGATGAAAGGCACAAATTCACTATATAAAGATGGTGTTGTTATTATATCAGAGCATACTTTTTCAGGTAGTTACACACGAAAAAGTTATAATATTGGCGCAAGTACACCGTGGACTACACGAACTATTACTATCTCACCTGACGGTAATGCCACTTATGGTGGTAGAACAATTTATTTTGATTTTATATATAACGCCTCTGATTTCTTTGATTATGTTGATGATTATGATATGGATTATACTGAATATAATCTTACAGGAACTATTACCAATAAAGATTTTTGTCAGCAATTAGGCTATATAGTATTTGATGGTAATATAGTTGAGCCCGCACATACTGAAACATATAGAGTAAATGGTTTATGTGCTTTAAGCATAGATGTATCAAATATAGTATCAGTATCAAATTATGATGGTATATGTCAAATTTATAAAACCGTAGATGGCGGTGAAACGTATGCAATATTAGATGAACTTGAACTTAAAGAAGGTTTGAATTTCTTGAATGTTGTATTTGATTTACCGACTTTATATGCAAACACACAATTTTATAAGATTGTATTAGGTGCACCACGCAGTAGTACCTCAGTTTATAATTTTGCATTAACCAGTTATTCTTTTATAACAAATATAGACCGTAATGGTATAACAACTTCACGTATAAATGCAACAGGTGGTAATTTTGGTATCATGGAAATTGATTCAAGTGAAGATGAACCTTATATAAAAATACCAACTGATATAATCATATGTGAAATAGATACGGAATATAGTAAGAACTTCACTAAATATTATAACTTTATTCCCTATGCAGAAGGATGGGAAGATGATGGTACTATATCATATGACTTTTCTTCTGATAATTCTGATTTACCTTATATTTGTCGGTTACAATTACAGCGTAGAGCCGCAGATGAAGCATGGTCAACATTAGAAACAATTTATCTTACAGAAGTTGGTTCCGCAGTTAAAAGAGTTAAACAAGAAGGTGTATGGGTATGGGTAGAGGACCCTGACCATGATGGTAAATTTAATACTGTTATAAACCATATGTGGGGTAAAAATTCAGGAGAAAGATACAGAATTTCTGTCTATATAAGGTATGATTCTACTTATTGGTCTCCTCAAAAGATGGCGGCAACATTGAATGTATATGTTGATGATACGTATACTGTAAGTAAAATTACACAGACTGAAATAGTCGGCACTTTAAGAGGTAAATTTAATGGAATCGCTAATCTTACAGATTTAACCATAGGTGATTGGTTATATGACGAATATCATAATAGTTTTCGTTTTTCAGATGATTCAACAATCACAGATATATCACCAACAGGTTTAGAAATACAAGATTCAAATAATGTTACATCGTATAGTAAGGATAGTGCATATTTTAATGATGGAATTAATACAACAACATTATCCTTAGATGAATTAAAATTTGATGATAATGTGAGTAATTATTCAGAATTAACCTTAAATCATTTAGAGTTAAATGAAAGAAATAATAATGTTGATTCTGCTTCGGAATTAACACCAAATTCATTAGCTTTTGTTGGAAATAGTACAGTTGATAATTCTGAATTTACTTTAAGTCATTTAGAATTTTCATCAAGAGATAATTTGCATGGCACTACTAACTATGCCGATTTAACATTAAATAATTTAACTTTTGATAATAACACAGATGGTTATCACATGAGTATAAATGCTTTGATATGTGATATAACCAGAAATATGAATTTTGGTTCAGAAAGTGTAAGTTGGATATCAGGTTCAGATAAACGTATCAAAGAGGATATAGAAAATCTGGATGTAAAGTTATCAAAAGAATTGATAGATAAAACACAACCTAAAAAGTTTAAGTTTAAATATCGTGATGGCAAACATTATGGAATGATAGCACAGGAAACAAGAGAAGTCTTAGATTCTTTAGGAGAAACTGATTCCGAACTTGAATACTTGCAAGGCAATCTTAATGTTGAAGGTCAAAGAGCAATAAGATATGAGGAATATATACCTCATTTAATTAACTATGTTAAGGAACTTAAAGCAGAAATAGATAGTCTTAAAAGTGAAATAAGATTATTGAAAGGAGAATAGTTATGGCATACGAGAAACAAACCTGGGTTGATTGGCCGAATACAAGTACACCAGTAGAAGCATCAAGACTTAATCATATGGAACAAGGTATATATGAAGCATCAATGACTGGTGGTAGTGGAACTCATATATTTTATAAAAACGAAAGCGAAACACGTAGGTATTTTAAAATATTTGAGTATACTGATAATCAATATAGTTATTGGCTTAAACCAATTACTATAAAAGGTACCAGTGGATTTTTTGGTAATTCGTTTAAAAAGAATTTTGATATACTGATTGATTTAAGAGCTACTGGTTCTACTGGTCATAATATAATAATGCATGGTATTGTTTCTAATGATGATGTTGGTGGTAGTGTAAACACTACTCATGCCGATATTATAACAGTATATAACAATGGTGTTACAAGTATATATGTATATTGTATAAATCAGTATAGCTATGTTGATGCTGTAATATACGCTGAAAGAGGTAATATATTTACAGATTCAAGTGCTGTAACATCAATTACAGGTACTCAAAAATCAAAATTATCAGATTTAGAATCTGTTGATAAAATAGCTAATTTGATAAATGAACTTGAATTAGCAGTAAATGGAAAACAAGATAGTTTAATAATAGATTCAGATGGTTATATTGATTTAACAGAAGCAACAACATAGGATGAAATATAAACATTGTAATCCAGTGCTAAAAATGTTAAAATAAAAGAGTAGAGGAGGGTATCAAAATGATTAAACTCGTAAGTACATTTGGTGGAACAGGAGATGATAAAGCCTTAATGGTTTCACTCTTTGCTGATACCAAATCAGAGGTCACTAATTCTATCACAGGTGCTGATGTAGTAGGTATGGATGATGAAGTTGATATAGACAGTGGTTCTATCGTCCGTACTGCCGCATTTGATATAGCATCACTTAATAGTTCCCATGAGTGGGTATGGAAGGAGTGATAGTATGGCAAGACAGATGACAGAAGGAGAAGTAATCGCATTAGCTGCCGCATTTGGTGGTGGAAGCGGTGGTGGCGGTACAGGTGATGGTGATATGAAAAAGTCAGTATATGACCCCGATTTAGCTGTTAGGGATGCAGGCGGTATTGAAGCATATGTAATAAATAAATTAACACCTGATAATAATGGATACATAAATATTTAAGAAAGGAGAGTATAAATGGCTGATAAAGATTTTAAGGGTTTTAAAAAAGATGAAGATACTTATAATTGTTATGACACCACTGCCCGCAGTAGTGTAAGTAGCTTAACATCAGCAGTCGGGATATTAGGTAGTAAAGTATCAAACCTTGAAAGTGTTACTTTAGGCTTGGAAAATGATATAGACAACATAGAAGAATCGTTAGGCACAGCCTCCACCAAAAACTCCACCTCAGTAGTCACACAGAGTACAGACCTTGTTGAGAGTGGGGCAGTATTTGATGCATTGGGATTTGAGAATAAGAATTTACTGTTGATTACTGCTGTAAGTCAGACTATCAATAACATTGCATTTACGGTAAATGATGATGGAACAATATCAACTGCGAATACAAGTAATGCGGATTGGTCTACGCTTGTATTAAATAGATTTGTTCTCCCAGCAGGTCAATATATAGTTAGTGGTTGTATTGGTGGTTCACAGCCTACTTACAGATTAGTAGTTGGTAAACAGGATGCTGAATTAGCTCTACTTTATGACGGCGAAGCGTTATTTGAGATATCAGAGGATACGGAAATATATGTTCAGATTACGGTAAGAACCGCTAACGTGGATATGAACGGTAAGAAATTTTATCCCATGATAAGAAAAGCTACCGTAAGCGACCCGACCTACGTACCCTACCATGCAAGCGTAGAAGAAACTAAGTGCGACAACTCCACCATCGCACCCACAGAAAACGGTACAACCGTACAGAAATCTGGTGGATATGCAGTAGGCAGTCATGCAATCCGTAATGGTGCTTTTATCACATGGAAAAATGCAAAGGCACAGGACGAAACTATCAATGATGCGAGTGATTATACGAGTGGGGATGTGGCGAGTGCCTTAAATGGATTGATTAAATCTGATACGTTCGGCGGTATAACAGACGAAAACACAGGAGCATTGATTATATCAGGTTCTATTAAGCGAAAGATAGTATTCATTAACATAATTGGAAGATTGGGTTTTCCATATTTCAGAGGTGCAAATGTTGAATCTGGCGTTGTTGTTGTAAAGCCTAATGATTTTACCCCAGCAAAAGGAGAAACAGTAAACGGAACATATTATTATATTGATTAAGGAGGAAAAACAATGTCATACGCAATTTTACAGGTAGCAGTAACAAAATCAACACAGGAGCAGTTTCCCGACGGTCTTATCACAAAGGTCGGGAATGACAGCTACGATTTAAACGGAGCAATCACTAAATGGCATCAGCAGTGTAACGCACTGAGAGGTGATGCCGACACTTACAAGTACAAGATCGCAGTTATGGACAGCAATCTTAATGTGGTTGGTAACTATGTTGAGTTCAACGATAAAGGTATTCCGAATCCTGAACCCGAAGAATAAGTTACCCTATCAAATCACAGGGAATAGAAAGGGAATAATCAATGGATTACAAAGAGAGAATGAAAACTGAATATTGGGAAGTAAAAGACAGATATGAGAAACTTCATAAGATGTTGGTTAAGTATGATGCAGGAAAGCTTGAATTTACACCAACATGCCCTATCGAGTTGTTAAAGGAACAGGCTTCTGTGATGGGAAGATATCTGTATATACTGGAAACAAGAGCAATCATAGAAGGCGTTGATTTGTTTGATAAGACAGAGGAATAATCAATGAAATACAGAAAAAAGCCTGTAATAATTGAAGCGTATCAGACTGATAAAGAAATGACAATTCATACCTTAGAAGGTGATATGAAGGCAAATGTTGGTGATTATATTATTACAGGGGTGAATGGAGAGCAGTATCCTTGCAAACCCGACATCTTCAAAAAGACATATGAAAAGATAGAGGAATGAACCCAACACGCTTAAACGGTGGCGAGAATAGGTAGACGCTAAAGGGACGATAGATGATACCATACAGCTAATGGTCGCTAAAATCATCATATAAGGTGCAAATCCTTATCCGTTGCGTACCACGTTGGGTCTAATATCAGATAATCAGTATTCGCAAATTAGCGTTTGGCAGGGCGATGTAATGGATGGTTGGCTCTGATTATCTGGCTGTATGGTGGGAATGGGGCAGAAATGTCCTGTTCCCTAACATGCAGTTTACCCCGAAAAGGAAAAAACATGGGAACAACAATAGGAAAAATAAACATAGCTTTCATTGATAATGATTTGTTTTGGGGATTTGCTTTTCGCATTGGAAAGGATTGCAAAGATGGTAAATTCTACATGACATTACAATTTGGAAGTGGAATGTTATATATCGATATATCGGGTTAAAGGGGAGTAAAGCCAATGGAAAGTATAATATCAGCTTTAATCGGCGGTGCGGTTGCTGTGATTACTTGTCTGATAAACGACAACGTACAACGGACAAAAGAGCAACACGCAATCGAAATGAAAATAGCGGAAGTCAACGCCAACTATGACAAGCAGACTGCCTTAATTACTCAGCAGATTGTATCTCTGACGGAGCATGTTAATAAGCACAATAACGTCATTGAAAGACTATATGACGTTGAAAAGCTGACTGTACGGTTGCAGGATATGGTTAATGAGCTAAGAGAGGATGATAGGCGATGAGAAAAGATATACCAAGGTCGTTGACATTATATGTTGTGTTTTCCATAATGATGATTCTACTCTATACGATTGTAGAACTTATAATCAGTACAGTATCAGGAATCTCACATGATACCTTGACCACCTGTTTTTATGGTGTTTTTGGTGGAGAGATTTTATGCTGTGCTTTGATTAAAATATTCAAGTTGAAAAGGGGTGTATAAATGAGTGTTTTACTTGCCTTTGGTGGCATAATGGGATTTACATTATTTGGATTATTGTTAGGAATAGTAATTGGAAAGGATGATGATTATGAATGAATTAACAACCGTAGTATTGAAGTGCTTAATCATAATTATAACCACGGCAATTACTGTCGTGATAATTCCTTACATAAGACAGAAAATAGGAGAAGAAAAGTGGTGCAGATTGCAGGAGTATATAGAGTATGCAGTAAGATGTGCCGAACAGATTTATACTCCAGAAGAGTGGGAACAGAAGAAGAAATACGTCATGGGCTTTGTAATCTGTAAAGCTGAAGAATTAGGTCTGAATATATCCGAGCAGGATATTGATATATTAGTAGAAGGCATTGTAAACGCAGTTAAACATTAAGGAGGATTTCAAAATGAAAAGAATTGTAACATTAGCTTTTGTATTATCAATGATTATGGCTGTACCTGTATTTGCTCAGGAAGTCACCGACCCCGAAAAGGTCATCAAAGAGGAAACCTTTGTTGCAGGTGAAGATGCACTTGCCAACGAGTTCCATAATTCAGAGATATGGAGAAGTGAAAACTACGTGAAGTATCTTGATGGCGTTATCTATAATCTTGATGAAGTAGTGAGGATTAAGCAGGAAGTAGTTACCAATTATAAGTATCTGGCTCAGTATAATCCGTATTACTATTCGCTTATTCCACAGGCAGAAAGAGATTTGGCACAGGCTAAGTCATGGGTTGAATACTACAAGGCTTATAAGGTCATCACTCAGAATGATTTAAAGGTCAGATATAAATACTAAGGCGGTGAGAATATGGGGTATACAACATCAACAGCCAAGGCGTTCATAGAGCGAATAGCACCGCTCATGAAAGCCGAAGCAGAGAAAAGGGGTTACAAGATTGTGTCCACAGCAATCGCACAGGCAGTAATCGAAGGTGCGGCAGGAACGAGTGTGTTGGCGAGAGATTATCATAACCATTTCGGCTTGAAGTGTGGAAAGAATTGGAAGGGTGCTTCTATAAACATGAAGACCAAAGAAGAATATAAAGTCGGCACTCTTACTACAATAAAAGATAACTTTAGAGCATATTCCAATGATGAAGAAGGCGTAAGAGGATATTATGATTTCATAAATACAAGTAGATACGCAAACCTTAAGCAGGCTAAAACTCCATTGGAGTATGCTCAGTTCCTTAAGAAAGATGGATATGCTACATCAAGTACCTATGTAAATACTCTGATAAGTACCGTCAATAAATACGAGCTTGATAAGTGGGATAAAGAAAAGGTTGTAATTAGTGATGTTACAGATATTGCTATTGAACGTCCCACTTTAAAGAGAGGAAGTAAGAGCGAAGTAGTAAGAAGCTGGCAGATATTTCTCAACTTACATGGTTACTCTTGTGGTATTGCTGACGGTATATTTGGTGTAAATACAGAAAAAGCAATTAAACAGTGGCAGAAAGACCACAATCTAACTGCTGACGGTATTATAGGACCAAAGACCTGGGCTTCATTACCAGTTGTTAATTGATATAATATATGATACACTTATATAAAAGTATTATATCAAACAACAGGTGATAATATGGATAAAAAAGATGTACCATATATAGTACATGAAAGTATCACTACTAAATTGGAACGTACTATAGAGAAATTATGGATTTTAGCAATCATTCTTATCTTCCTTTTAGTAGGTACTAACTGTATATGGATTTATTACGAAAGTCAATGGGAAACTATATCTGTCGAACAAGAAAATACAGACGGTATAAATAATTACGTTGGTAATGATGGAGATATATACAATGGCACGACAGACGATAAAAACAAGACGCCGTAAAGTCGGCGGTGATAGTGGTTATATACAATGCAATATGTGTCATGGCTCTGGCAGAATAAAAAATTGGCGTAAGAAGAAAAAGAAAGCATGATTGAATATACCAATACACAGGTATCTAATATAATAGACGAGTATATTCATTCTGAAAGAGATAGAGCCATTCTCAAACGGCGTCTTATTGATGGCATATGTTATGAACCATTGGCAGAAGAATTTGACCTATCAGTCAGACGAGTTAAAACTATTGTAAAGAATGGTCAGGAGAAAGTCTTTTCTAAGTTATGGCAAAATATTTAATCCACAGCTGTAATCAACGTCAATGGTATGTTGACAAATATCTTATACCAAATCTTATATCTCAAGGAATCGAAAGAGAAAATATACAAATATTTCAAGATACAGAACAATTAGGCAATCTTTTTGCGTTTATTAGAAGTTTGGAAGATTTAAAAGAAGATACATGGCATTTACAAGATGATATAATTCTTTCAACAACTTTCAAAAAGAGGACCGAAGAGTATGACGAAGGTATTGTTTGTGGTTTTTGCAGTACATACACAAGAAACTTTGGACCGGGTATTAGAAAGCCCAGAGAATTATGGTGTTCATTTCCATGCATAAGAATACCTAATAAGATAGCACATGAATTTGTTGATTGGTTTTATAAAGATGTTATCCACAATCCGGAATACAGAATGTGGGTAAGACGTAAAAAGTATGATGATAGTTTATTTAGGATATTCTTAGAAGATAATTATACAGACATGGATATTCTCAATCTCGCACCCAATATTGTGAATCATATAGATTATCTTTTAGGTGGTAGTGTTGTGAATAATGAACGTACTGAAAACAGGGTGACTTCGATATATTGGGAAGAACAAGGATTGTTAGAATATTGGGAAGGTAGATTAGTAAGATGAAATATATAATCATGTGCGGTGGTAATTATCATACAAAACAGCTTAAATTTTTATCTTGCGTAAAAGGTGAGACTATAGTACAAAGAACAATAAGGCTTTTACGACAAACAGGTGTAGAAGATATAGCAATAAGCAGTAACTATAAAAGACTTGAAGGTTTTGGTGTACCTGTTCTTCATCATTCCAATAAATTTGATATATACAATCCAAAAACTTATTGGTATGATGCATTTTATCCTACTGATGAACCTGTATGCTATATATTTGGTGATGTTGTATTTTCAGAATACGCTATAAATTATATAGTAAATTATAAAACAACCAGAATTGAATTTTTTGCGAGTGCTCCACCTTTTCCAAAAAACTATATGAAGAAATGGGCAGAACCATTTGCTTTTAAAGTTGTAGATACAAAATATTTTTGGGAATGTGTGAATAAAGCAAAACGATGGCAAGATGAAGGTAGATTTTCACGATGGCCAGTATCTTGGGAATTATGGCAAGTAATACAAAAATCAGAAATAAACAGAATAAAACCAGACTATTGTATTATAAATGATTTCACTTGTGATTGTGATACACAATTAGAAGCAAGGGAAATAGAAAAGTATATGTAAATTGCACTTTATCAGCACCTCAACTTCATTGTTGAGGTGCTTTTATTATGCAAAAATTTATATATGAAAAAGCTAAAAGTAGAACCTATACCAGTTAAAGATACAGACAAATTGCTATGGGTTATAACAGATAATCAAATATTTAAGGCAGTGAGTAAAGATGTTTGTACAGGTCAATCCCAATCCAGCAGGCAATCTTGTAGGAGATTGTGTAATAAGGGCAATATCAATACTTCTTAATAAGTCATGGGAATATGTATATGACGAGATAGTGGAGCAAGGTAGAGAAATGTACGATATGCCATCTTCTAATGCAGTATGGGGAGCTTATCTACATGACTTAGGTTATAATCGTAAAGTTATACCTAATACATGCCCGAACTGCTATTCGATAATTCGATTTTGTCAAGATAATCAACAAGGCGAATTTTTATTAGCTACTGGTACTCATGTAGTTACAGTAATTGATGGTGATTACTATGATACGTGGGACAGTGGTGATGAAATACCAATTTATTATTTCACAAAGGAGGAATAGATATGCCAAATTTTTATAATCCTTATCAGATGTATCCAAATTATTATCAACCTCAAGTTCAGCAACCTCAACAGACACAGACAAATGGTTTTATACCTATATCATCAGAATTAGAAGCGAGAAATTATCCTGTTGCGCCCGGCAATAGTGTTACATTCAAAGATGAAAACGCACCTTATATTTATACAAAGACAATGGGATTCTCACAGCTTGACCAACCAATATTCGATAAATATAAGCTGATAAAAGAAGAACAAGAAGTGCCAGTTGCAAAAGAACGTATGGACGAACTTAAAAAGCTCAAAGAAGAAATCAAGATGACCGATGATGATATAGAAGATTTGAGGAATGAATTGCAGTCTATATGGGGTGAGATAAATGTACTCAAACAACCGAAGAGACTTAATAAGAGAGAAAAGGATGGTGACGATTGATATGGCAGGCGATATGAATGATTTAATGAATATGTATCAGCAGATGAAAGCTAATCCAATGCAGTTTTTAAGACAGCGGTTTAATATACCAGATAATCTTAATATGGATAATCCAAATGATATTATACAGCATCTTCTTAACACCAAACAAGTGACGCAACAGCAAGTTAATCAGGCTATGAAAATGAAACATATGTTCAGAGGTTAGAGTGTTGGCCACACTTTAATATATAACCGGCTATTCGCTATAGAGAGTAGTCGCTAACCTAAAATAATTATAGGAGGTAAAAGAAATGTCATTAACAGACAACGGTAGTAATGGATTAGTTATGCCCGTATCACCTATGTACGGTGGAGGTGGATTTGGCAACGGTTTCGGTGGAGACGGTTGGTGGATACTGCTTCTTCTTCTGTTCGCAGGTGGTTGGGGTAATGGTTTTGGTGGCTATGGTGGAATGGGTGGCTTTGCCGCTGATGGGGCTATGCTTTATCCTTGGATGAACCAGGCAAATCTTACTTCTAATGGTTTCCAGAATCAGATGTTGAATGATAATGTTACCAGTATACGTGATGGTATAGCAAATCTTTCAACACAGCTTTGCAACACAGGTTCAGATATTCAGATGGCACTTTGCAATGGTTTTGCTGGTGTAGAACAGGGAGCCAACACAAGACAGATGGCAAATATGAACCAGAACTTTGCATTACAGACAGCTATGCTCCAGGGATTTAATGGAGTACAGGCACAGCAGGCAGAATGTTGCTGTGAGAACAGACTTGGTATTGCTAATCTTGGTTCAGATATTGCAAGAGAGGCTTGTGCTACTCGTACCAATGATACACAGAATACACAGGCTATTCTTAATACTATCAATGGTGGTATTCAGTCAATTAAGGACCAGCTTTGCCAGGATAAGATTGATGCTAAGAATGATGAGATTGCAAACCTTCGTCAGCAGGTAGCTATGAAAGATTTGGCAGCTTCACAGGTAGCTCAGAATGCCTTTATAGCACAGGGCTTTAGTAATGAAGTTGACCAGTTGTACAACAGACTGAATAGCTGTCCCGTTCCCACAACTCCGGTTTATGGACGTACCCCGATTTTCCAGTGCAACAGAAATGAATGTAACTGTAATCAGGGTTTTTATAACTAAGGGGGTGTTGGCATGGCAAAGTATGTAACTCCTACTGATGCGTTAGTTGCATTAAACGGCACAATACCATTCAGTAGTGTTTCTATCCCTTGCAACACGGGTAATGTAATACCGTTATCCGTAGGGATTCTTAACTTGAAAGGCAACACACCTAACAGATTTGCACGATATGACGTGACAGTACAGGCAAATATACAGATACCGACAGCGGGCGCAGTAACACCTATAGCAATAGGTATAGCCATAAATGGGGCAGTAATCCCTGAGAGTGTGGCAATCTATACACCACAGGCAGTAGAAGAATATGGTCACATAAATACTACGACTACGGTGACTATCCCTTGTGGGTGCTGTGCAACCATATCAGCGGTTTATTTTGACGGTACGGAAGATGACCCAGCAACTACGCCCACACCGTCAATCACTGTACGGCGTAATGCGTCTATCACAGTTAATAGAACGGCATGAAAGGAGAACGGATATGCAGGTATTATATGACCTTTGTGAACTGCTTGAAGATGAGATACATGATATAGTCAGAAAGGGTGAAATATCATCTACTGAGCTTGAAGGTGCTTATAAAGCAGTTGACATTATAAAGGATATTAAGACTATAGAAGCTATGGAAGACTACTCTTATGATGATTATTCTCGCCGTAACTCTTATGACGGTGATAACATGTCTTACAACATGAGCCGTGATAATAGCTATGCACGTAGAGGTCGTGACGGAGATGGTGATGGCAGATATAGTGAGCGTAGAGGACGTGATGGTCGTGGTCGTTATAGCAGAGATTATAGCGGTGATGACAAACAGCAGATGCTCCAGAAGATAGACCAGATGAAGAAACAGATTGAGCAGATGTAATTTTATGGGGGAGCAGAAATGTTCCCCCTATTTTTAAGGAGGATAAAAATGAATAATACTATACTTGAATTATCAGATATTTTACCATCTTATGTCGAATATATTTCATTAAAGAAAGAATATCAATTAGGTAATATCTCTGAGAGTAGAGTTATAAAATCATTAAAATTCGTATGTATAGAAATAGAAGAATTTTTAAATACCCTCTATAGTTGTACTGATATGAATAAAGAAAGAAAATGTATTATAGATATGATAAATCGCATTTCTACTGACTTTTCTGAAAAATAAGTCTTTACAAATCATCATAAACGTGTTATAGTATATTTAGATAAAACATCAAGAAAGGAGAGAATGATGGTAAATATACGTATTGCAAAATCGACACGTTGTAATGGTGATTGTTCCCTTTATATCACATTCAATTTTAAACGTGAATTAGTAGATACTATAAAATCACTTTGCACAGAGCGGTTTTACAATAAAGACAAAAAAGAATGGGAGGTCCCACAAGACAAACTTGGCATACTGAAAATTGAATTGGCAAAATATGATAACTTACATATCATAGAAGAATATGTGCCAGAAGTTAAAGAGCATGTTGATTTACCGCAAAGTTTTCAGTTTAAGACAAAGCCTTATGAATATCAATCAATTGGTATTGATTATGGTCTTAATAATGACAAATGGCTACTCGGTGATGAACAAGGTTTAGGTAAGACCAAACAAGTTATAGACATAGCTGTAGCAAGAAAGCAGTTATACGGCTATGAGTATTGTCTTATAATTTGTGGCGTAAATTCATTAAAGTGGAATTGGGTTAATGAAATTCACACTCATTCAAATGAGCAAGCGTTCATATTAGGCCAGAGAATTAAAAAGAATAAGATAGTTGTAGAAGGTAATCAAGCTAAATTGCAAGATATACTTAAAATGCACGAGAATAGCTTAAATTCGTATTTTATCATTACTAATATAGAAACTATGCGTAATGAAGAAATAGTCGCTAATTTAAGCGTTCTGTGTAAGCAGAAGCGTATCTCTATGATAGCAGTTGACGAGATACATAAAAATAAGAACCCATCAAGTCAGCAGAGTAAAGGTCTTGCTAAATTACATACAGATTGTGAGATAGCTATGACAGGTACACCGCTTATGAACACACCGCTTGATTTATTCTTTATTCTTAAATGGCTTGGTTATGAAAAACATTCGTTCTATCAATTCAGAAATCATTATTGCTTAATGGGTGGATTTGGTGGATATGAAGTTGTAGGTTATAAAAATCTTAGTGAATTACAGGAAAGACTTGATAATATAATGCTTAGGCGAAGAAAAGAAGATGTGCTTGATTTACCTGAGAAAACATATGTTGACGAATATGTTGATATGACACCTAAGCAGAAACTTATTTATGATGAAGTTACGGCAAGTATTAAGATGAATATAGACCAAATATCTATTGCGCCTAATCCTCTTGCAGAACTTATACGAATGAGACAAGCGACAGGATATCCTGGCATACTTTCAAGTAGTATAACTGAGAGTGCAAAGTTGGATAGAATGGAAGAGATTGTAGAAGATGCAATTTCTAATGACCGTAAAGTTGTTATCTTTTCTAATTGGACACAAATGACTGATGCTATTTGTGAAAGAGTAAAAGAAAAGTATCCATTTGTTGTTATCACTGGTGAAACAAAAGATGAATTAAGACTTGCGAATGTAAAAGCATTTCAAGAAGGAGGAGCAAAAGTTATTATAGGAACTATCGGAGCAATGGGTACAGGTCTTACACTTCATGCTGGTACAGTTGAAATTTTCATGGATGAACCATGGAATCGTGCTAACAAAGAACAGGCAGAAGATAGATGCCATCGTATAGGTCAGAAAAATAATGTAACAGTTCATACCATCATGTGTAAGAATACAATAGATGAGAGAATACATGAGCTGGTATATAGAAAAGGTGAATTGTCAGATGCTATTGTAGATGGTGTGGTTAAGCAAAATCGAATGGAAGTTCTTGAATATTTATTAAGTTAGGAGGTGAGAAAATGGGAGAAAGATTGTTAAAGATTGAAGAGGTAGCTTTGATGATAGGTGTATCTGTACAGACTATCAATATTTGGTATAAGTGGGCAAGAAGTAATCCCGATAATGATTATGCCAAATTGCTACCTTCATATAAACAGATGGGTTCAAGACAGACAAGATATTGGACACAATCTGATATATGGAAACTTATCGAGTTTAACAAAGCAATACCACGTGGCAGAAATGGTGTCATGGGTGATATAACACAAAGGAGGATTAAGTAATGGAGTTAACAGGATTCAAAGATTTATCAGAAAGCATTGAAAAGTATGGTATCAATAAAGCTGAAATGGATAGCTATAAGAAAATTTGTGATGCCGAAAACAAGAAGATTAAGTCTATAATGGGTGAAGCTAAGTTAAAGACTTATGATTCGGAAAGCTATACAGCTAAAATAACAGAGGTTGATAAAAGCTATATTGATGAAACTAAGTTGATAGGTGTTATTCACTCTAATAATATTCCCGATAGCCTTGGCATTATTAAGACGAGAGAGTATATAGATGAGGATGCTTTAGAATCAGCTATATATAACGGTCTCATTTCAGAAGAAGTATTACAGGAAATTACAAATTGTAAGATACCTAAGACTGAGATTAGACTTAATATTACTAAGAAGAAAGGAGAATAAGATGATAACTATACCAATAATTCTTTTCGCTTGTGTTTGTGGAGCAATAGGGTTTGTAACTGGTATAATAGCTATGTTTGTTATAGCCACTATATTATCTAAAAGAGAAAAAGACCATGAGTTGCCAATGTAATGATTGTACTCAATGTCCTTATGATTATTGCATTGATGAAAATAAGGATAATTATAATTCTGATAAAGTAAAACTTAGGGAATATAATAATCATTATTATCATACCCATAAAGAAATTATATGCAGTCATGAGAGGGCAAGATACTATTATAAAAAAGAGCATGGTATATGTGTTAAATGTAGTAGACCTGCAACAATTGGATATTATTGTGAGAAACATATAAGGAGGAAATAAGTATGTACAAAAGCAAGGCAAAGACAACAAAAATTTCAGCGACAAGTAGGGCGGCAGTAAAGATTAGGGACAACTACTATACCATTGAAGCTACAGAAGAAAGAAGCATACCTGATGTAGAAGATGTAGAAGTAGATACAGAATGGTCAATGTTGTGGGATTCTGTAAATGCTATAGTAGATGGTCAGATAGAACAGATTGTAAAAACTTTCAAGTAACCTCTTTACTTATGCTTTATGTTATAGTATTATAATTATGTTCAGAGTTGAGTAGAGATGTTCAACCCCACCAATAAAGTCAGCGAGTTATGACGGAACTCACTGGTTGAGAACTAAATAATTTGCTGACAGTAAAAGCTAACGTATTTGTGCCGTCATCACAGTACGTTAGCTTTTATCTTTCTAAAGGAGTATGGATATGTTAGGTATTTCTAAAATGCTATCAACTGATGGTTTTATAATGGTTAACAAACATCTTATTAAGATATTAGGGTTACATGAAGCTGTTATATTAGGAGAATTATGTAGAGAGTTTGAATATTGGTCAGAAAATGGTAATTTAATTGAAGGCTCTTTTTATTCAACAAGAGAAAATATAGAGGAAAATACTGGTCTATCAGAACATTTACAGAGAAAAGCTATGGATACATTGATACAATATAATATATTATCTGTAGTTAAAAGAGGTATGCCCGCTGTAAATTATTATAAAATTGATTTTGAGGAGTTATTGCAGTTGTTCACGCCTTTAACGTCTTGTTGTCAAAGGCGTGAAGCACAAGACGTTAAAGGCGTGAACTTAAATAATAATAAACAAATAAAAAAGAATAAAGAAAAGAATATATCTAAAGATATATCATGGATGGATTCATATAATATAGAGAAACCCAAAAAAGCTGAAAAGAAAAATTTGTACCAAAAATGTAGTGAATGTATAGATGAATATACAAATGACCCAATATTAAATAGTTTGTTGCATGATTATCTTACATTAAGATTGCAGATAAAAGATAAACCTATATATGGTGTTAATCAGTGGAAAGGATTACTGAATAAGTTAGATAGCTTATGTAAAGAGAGAGATATACCAGAAGAAATAGTACGTTATAGTATAGAAAGAGGTTATGCAAGTTTCTTTTTACCTAACAATAATTATAATAATAGGAATATAAAAGCTAATTCATCAGAAAGTGGTGTAACCTCAGAACATGAGACAGAAGCAGAATACAACAAACGTATGGAATTAGCAAAAAGACGGGAAGAAGCTGGTGAACAATCTGTATTTTAGGAGGTATGTATGAGAATTAAAGAATGTTGGTATGAAAGTGTATGTCAGAACGAATGTTCTAATATATGCTTACGATATAATGAAATGAAATATTTAATGGATAATAGTGGTATAGCACCTAAAAAACAAATGCCAGCAAAATTAGTGCCAGATGATTGTGATTTAGAAGCATTTAAACAACTTAATAATATAAAGTTGAATATTGTAGATTTTGTTAAAGGAGGCAAAAATTTATATATATGGGGTAAGCATACTGGTAATGGTAAAACAAGTTGGGCATTAAAAATAATGCTGAGATATTTTAATGATATATGGGCGGGAAATGGATTTAGAGTAAGAGGTAAATTTGCTCATGTACCATCATTGTTATTACAGCTTAAAGATTTTAACAACCCGTTGTCTGACGAGTATAAAAATGATATTCTGAATTGCGACTTGATTATATTAGATGATATAGCGAGTACAGGCATTTCACAATACGATTTAATCCAGCTCATGTTATATATAGAACATAGGATATTATATGAAAAGTCAATTATACTTACAGGTAATATAGCACCAGAAGAATTACAATCAGTTTTGGGCGAAAGATTAGCAAGTAGGATACGAGCCAAAAATACAATAAAAATAGAATTGAAAGGAGCAGATAAAAGATGATAAGTATTTGTATCCAAGCTCTTTCAAAAGTCTTGTTAAGCCAAGATGATAGTTTTTTACTGAATAATAATATCACAAAAGAGTATTTTGTAGGATATGAGAATGAGATAGAGTTTATAGATAATCATAAAAAAGAGTATGGTAATATACCAGACAAACTTACGTTCTTATCACAGTTTCCAGATTTTGAAGTTGTAGAAGTACAAGAATCTGACCAATATCTTATAGATACATTAAGAGAGGAATATTTATATTATAAATCTATACCAGTTGTTCAAAAGATAGCCGATTTATTAAAGACTGATGCTAATATGGCTGCCGAATATATGTTGCAAGCAGTTAAGACATTACAGCCGGATTATAGATTGAAAGGTGTAAACATTATAGCGGATGCAGAGGATAGATATGAGCAGTTCCTTGAGAGAAAAGAACATCAAGATAGTTGGTTCTTCACAACAGGCTTTCAAGAGCTTGATGATATAATACATGGTTTACAGAGAGGTGAAGAGCTTGTAGTTATTTTTGCAAGAGTTAATCAAGGTAAATCTTGGATATTAGAAAAGATGTGTACTCATATATGGCATTTAGGATTTAATGTTGGTTATGTATCACCAGAAATGAGTGCTGTTAGTTTAGGCTATAGATTTGATACACTTTTTAAGAATTTTAGCAACAGTGGTCTTATGTGGGGTAAAAGTAGTATTGATGAAGAAGAATATAAGGCATATATAGATGAGCTTAAACAGGGAGAACATAAGTTCATAGTATCTACACCCATTGATTTTCAAAGAAAAATAACAGTAACAAAATTAAAGAATTGGGTCACGCAATTCAATCTTGATATGATAGCTATAGATGGTATAACATATCTTACAGATGAGCGTTATCAGAGAGGTGATAATAAGACAACTACACTTACAAATATAAGTGAGGATTTAATGTCGCTGTCAATAGAATTGAAGATACCTATACTTGTAGTAGTGCAAGCTAATAGAAGTGGTGTTATAGATAAAGATACAAACGGTACACCTGAGCTTGAAAATATAAGAGATAGTGATGGTATAGCACATAACGCAAGTAAAGTATTAGCTTTAAGACAGAAGGACCATGTAGTTGAGCTTGGTATAAAGAAGCAGAGATTTGGTCCTGTAGGTGGTAAAGTATCATATCAATGGGATATAGATACTGGTATATTTGATTATGTGCCATCAGATGATGATGCGACAGAAGAAGCACCTAAAGAGAGCAAAATAATAGATGCAAAGGACAAATTTAAAAAAGCAGATAATTCAGATGTATTCTAAGGAGAACTTATGTATATAAATAATGTACTATTTAATTGTGAGCTTTCAGATATAATATCAGAAGCAAGAAGTCAGTTGGCTATGAATGGAATAGATATAGGTAAAACTCGTGATGCGCCTAAAGATATAATGGTATGCTGTCCGTTTCATGGTGAACGTAGACCAAGTGCTGGTATAAGAAAAGACGATGGTCAATTTAATTGCTTTGCTTGTCATGAAAGCCATAGTTTAGCTAAAGTAATATCACAGTGGTTTGGTAAGACAGATGATGTAATAGGCGCATTTGGTTGGCAATGGTTATTAAAGAATTTTGCAACAATGCAAGTAGAGGAGAGAAAAGATGTTAAATTGGATTTTAGTCGTAATAGGGGTATACGTAATGACGATAGGGTTGATAGTATCAATAGCGAGGATAATAGATATATTTCAGAACAGGAGTTAGATAGCTACCGATATACACATCCATATTGGACAAAACGTGGAATAATTGAAGATTGGTTAATAGATTTGTTTGATTTAGGATATTCACCAAAAGAACGTATGATAACATTTCCAAATTTAGATAAATATGGTAATTGTTTATTTGTTGCAAAAAGAAGTATTGATAAAAAATTCTTTAATTATCCTAATAATGCAAACAAACACGTTTACGGTATATATCAATTATATCAGTTGCAACAATTTCCAAAAGAAGTTTATATAACGGAGAGTATGATTGATTGTTTATTATTATGGCAATATGGTAAGTATGCTTGTGCTTTAAATGGTCTTGGTAATAATATACAGTTTAAAGAATTATCAGAAATGCCATGTAGAAAATTTATTCTTGCTACTGATTCTGATAATGCTGGTATGAAAGCGAGAGAACGTATTAAGCAAAATGTAAGAGGAAAAATGTTCACAGAAGTTATATTACCTGCTATGAAAAAAGATATAGGTGAATGTAGTGAGAAGGAAATAAAAAATCTTGTAGAGGTATTTTAAAATGACGGCATTAAAAATAAACGAGTAAAACCTGAAGATTTACAAAAATATTTAGATTTAGGTTATGTAAAAGGTAGATTAACACCTTGGCAATAAAATTTACAAGAAGTGTTTTAACCTATTGCAATCTATATACATTTATGTTATAGTATATTTGTACAGAACAGTACACACAAAAGCAGAAAGGAGGCAAAGACAAAAGTGAATGAAGAAATCTTCGGACAAAGATATGCAGACAGACGTACACATAGGTCAGGCGTATTATTAGAGTACGATAGCAAGTACAAAACATATCTTCTTGAATCCCAAGATGGTAAAACATTCAATATAACATCAGCACAATTCAATAAGAATTGGAAACTTACTGATGAAGTAGCAGAAGTAGAACCAATAGAAGCTGAACAGGCAGAAGTTGGTGATAAACGCTACAAAGGACCATCAGAAGAACAGAAAGACGAGCTGAATAAGATATTGGAAACATTCTTTTTAATCGGCAAAGAGTATGTAGATGAATTTCAAAATGAAATAATCACTATAAAGCCAGAGCCGTATAAGAGAAGATTTTTGATGAAAGTCAGACATCATACAGTATTTATAATGGATTGTATGTTGAGACGGAGAAATTGCAGAGTATGGTTAAGAGAGTATATAAGCAGTTTAATGTCTTGGACAGTTAAGCCAATATCAATTAAGCGTTATCCTGGTACTAATATGAATACAGCAGTAGAGTTTCCGCTTGAAAATCTTAAAGAAGTGTTAGATGATTTAACAGCAGTTGTAATTCAAGATATGACAGAAATGGAGGAAAAAAGAAATGGGGTGATAAAGTGAGATATGCAGATGGTCAATATAGAGAAAAACTTTATACAGTATATATGCATATCACACCAAATAATAAGAGTTATGTAGGTATAACTTGTCAATCACTTGAATGTAGGTGGAATGATGGAGATGGTTATAAACATCAGAGATTATTTTGGCGAGCAATTCAAAAGTATGGTTGGGAAAATATAAAGCATATAGAATTGTTTAATGGTTTGTCTTTTGAAGATGCAAGTAATATTGAAAAAGATTTAATTAGACAGTTTGAATCTAATAATCCAAAATATGGATATAATTTGACAGATGGTGGTGAAGGTATGTCAGGTTATAAGTTTACAGCAGAGCAGTTAGCTTGGCGTAGTAAAGTTAGTACTGGTAGAAAACATACACAAGCTACAAAAGATAAATTGTCAAAGATGAAGAAAGGTTCAAAATTAAATCTTACAGATGAACAAAGACAGGCTTGTGCTGAAAGAGGTAGAATACAAGGTATAAAGAATAAAGGTCGTAAGCATACAGAAGAAGAATGTAATAAGATAAAAGAAGCAGTACATAAGCGTTATGCAAACGGCGGTATAGCACCACATTGTAAACCTCATACTGAGGAGACAAAACGTAAGATAAGCGAGAAGCAAAAAGGACGAGTTATATCAGAAGAACACAGAGAAAAATTAAGACAAGCCGCGTTAAAACAGTGGCAAAGACAAAAAGGAGGAATTAAAAATGAGATTCAGTTACAATGAGGCAGATAATTACGGTAGCAATGGTGGTAGTAGTTTTTTCACATTACGTGATGATGGTGATACAGCAAGAGTACGTATTATGTATGGCAGTATTGATGATGTAGAAGGTCTTTCAGTACATGAGATAGACCTGAACGATAAGAAAAGGTATGTAAACTGCATCAGAGAATATAATGACCCGATAGATATGTGTCCTCTTTGCAAAGCAAACTACAAGATACAGGCTAAGTTGTTTGTACCGTTGTATAATGAAGATACAGGCGAAACACTTGTTTGGGAGAGGGGTAAGAAGTTCTTTGGTAAGATTTCAGATTTGTGTACAAGATATGATAACCTCGTTTCAAGAGTGTTTGAGATTGTAAGACATGGCAAGCCGAAAGATACAGGTACAACATATGAGATATGGCCTGTAGGTGATAAAGACAATACAACATTTGAAGATTTGCCTGAACCTGTAGATGTTATGAAAGGTATTGTGCTTGATAAGACAGCAGATGAACTTGACTATTATCTGAGGTATCATGAGTTTCCCGATAATGATGCTCCTGCGAGAGAAGAAGCACCGAGACGCAGAGAGCAGTCAGTACCTATGAGAAGAACTCCTGCGAGAGGAAATGAGGCATTCTAATGGCATTGATAAATATACCTAAGCGAAGCACAAAAGAAAAAGATTTGGCACTTGCTAAGAAGTCAAATTCTGTTCAGAAAGCTATCCCCACTGTAAAGGGTGGGGGTAGCATTATTAACAAGATACAAACTATCCAAGCATTAGTTGAGACTAAACTTGGTAAATATAAAGATGAATATATTATCATTCGTGATGAAGCCACGTTGATTGATTATATAGATGTATGTATAGAGAATAGTATAATATCTCTTGATACAGAGACAACCGGGTTAGACCCGTTGCTTGATGAGATAGTTGGTATATGTATCTATACACCGGGTGAGAAAGGTGCATATATTCCTATCAATCATGTTTCATATATAACATTAGAGCGAGTAGCTAACCAGTTAGATATAGATTTTTTGAATGAACAGTTTACAAGGTTATATGATTGTGAATTAGATAGCATAATGTTTAATGCCAAGTTTGATATAAGATTTATGAGAAACAAAGTTGGTGTTAAGAATATTTATTGTACATGGGATAGTTATTTAGCTCAAAGGTGTTTGAATGAGAATGAGCCACATAATGGTCTTAAATTGTTACATGAGAAGTATGTTCTCAACGGTGAAGGTGATGCGTGGTCATTCGGTGATTTATTTAAGAATATATCATTTTCATATATACCGATTAAGACAGCATATCTGTATGCGGCACGTGACCCGGTTATTACATATGAGCTTTATGATTATCAGAGGAAATATCTGAAAGAAGATACCGATAGGGAAGATTTAAGAAATGTGTATTGGATATTTAAGAACATAGAAATGCCGTGTGTATCTGTAGTAGCCGATATGGAAGATACTGGTATAGAGTTCGATTTCGATTATAATGAGAAGTTGAAAGAGAAGTACCATAAGTTATTGGAAGAACGTATACAGAGCTTTAACGAAATGTGCGGTATGTATTCTAAAGAAATACAAGAGTATAGAGACACAACAGGTTCAAGTTGTAAATTAGATGACCCTATAAATATAAAGTCACCAACACAGCTTGCAATACTTCTCTATGATATAATGGGATGTGAAATACCAAAAGATAAAAAGACCAAGAAAGAAGTACGGTCAACAAATGAAGAAACATTGAAGTCAATGGATAATCCTATTGCAAAAGCAATATTAGATTATAGAGAGTTTTCCACTATTGTAGATACATTCATAGATAAGTTGCCTGAATGTGTCAATCCTAATGATGGTCGTATTCATTGTCAGTTTAATCAGTACGGTGCAAGAACAGGTAGATTTAGTAGTGAGAACCCTAATATGCAGAACATACCTTCTCATAATAAAGAGATAAGACAGATGTTTAAAGCAACAGATGATGAATCTATTTTGGAAACAGAGAATGATATATTTATGGTGGACAAATTTGATGAAGTATACACATCTAATGGTTGGGTTAGTTGTAGCAAATTAAAAATCGGTGATGATTTAGACGGTTGTATAATCAAATCAATAAAACTCCAAGATGATAAGTATATTATAGGTGTATAGATTTTTCACAACAAGTCACAAGCAACTTATCAGAGGAAAATATTGGAAGAAATGAAAAAAGGTTATTGTATGTTTAGGAGAAGAAAATATACTTTTGACATACATTGGTATAGAAAGGGAGGTGATGCCAAATGAAAAAGTCGATAAGAGTTAGAAAAAATTATGTTCTAATGTCTGCCGACTATTCTTAGGTCACAGCAAGAGCCAAAGGTCATGACTATGATGTGTCAAGACCCGAAGATGATAAAAGCGTATCAAGAAGGGAGAGATTTATATGCGGAGATTGCGTCACTTTCTTTCAATACAACTTATGATAATTGCCTTGAATTTAGACCCGACGGCACTACTAACAGAGAAGGTAAAGAGCGTAGGAGCCAGGCAAAATCTATATTATTGGGCGTTCTCTACGGCAGAGGTGTCCCAAGTATTGCAGAACAGCTTGGAACAACTACGAAAAAGGCTCAAACAATCAAAGATAGTGTAATGAAAGGTTTTCCTGCTATTGAAAAATTTGAACAGGATAGTTTAAGAATGGCAGAAGATTTAGGATATGTAACTACATTGTGGGGTAGAAAGAGAAGATTACCAGATTTACAATTAGATGAGTTTGAGTTTAAATGGAAAGATGGTGCACCACAAGATAATGATGTACTGGATTTTGATGAAGAAATAGATTATAATGTACCTATAGAAACGCAGAAAAAATATCTTAGGTTATTAAGTCAAGCAAGATTCGGTGAGAAGCGTAAGATATTTGAAAAAGCTAACGCAGAAGGAATATGGATAATAGATAACGGGGCGAAGATAGCAGATGCACAAAGGCAGTGCGTAAATGCAAGAATACAAGGTTCAGCCGCAGATATGTCAAAGTTAGCTATGATAAAAATAGGTAATGATAAGATATTAAAAGAATTAGGTTTCAGAATGTTAGTGCCAGTACATGATGAAATCATAGCTGAATGTCCTAAAGAACATGCAAAGAAATGTGTAGAGAGGTTTTCACAGTTAATGTCAGAAGCACCAGGTGAAAAGTTTACAATACCTATTAAGTGTGATGTAGATGTAACAGAATGTTGGTATGGAGATAAAGTTAAAATTTAGTATATTTATAACATCACATAATAGTCCATATGAATGTACATCTTATGTTTCATTGAGGACAGCAGGATATACAGGTGACATATATATCGTTATAGATGATACTGACCCTCAGTTTGATGAATATGATAGGTCAGGAAATAATCTTGTAGTATTTCATAAGCAGGATTATGTCAAGAAATTAGATATAGGTATGTCTAAATTAAATCCTCAATTAGCCGCTGTATTGTATGCAAGGGCAGCTGTAGAAGATTTTGCAAAGCAAATGGACTTAGATTATTTTATGGTAATGGATGATGATATATATGGATTTAGGTATAGATATTCTGATAAAAATAAGTTATGTTCAAAGCCTGTTGAAAACTTTGATATTCTAATAGATAATTATATTCAGTTTATGAAAGAAAGTAATTCATTATGCCTATCTTTTGCACATGATGGCTCATTTATAGGTGGGTTAAGTGCTATACCTAAAATATTGGAACGTAGGTCTTGTCATACAATATTTTTACGTGATACGTCAAAAGAGTTTGAGTGGAAGTTTGCAGTAAATGAAGATTATGTATCATCATTATTGTATGCTAACATAGGAAAATTGATGTTGACATTACCATTTGTTCAGAGAAATATATCAGGTATGAATGATAGACAAGAAGGTATGCATGATTTATATGAGAGTACCACAGAGTTTCAAAGAGCTTTCTATAATGTAATAGCTTGTCCTTGGACATGTGTTGTTGCTGAATATAATAATCATTTTGTTGTTAGAACAAATAAGTCCACAGCATATCCAAAAATAATAAGTAGCAGATATAGGAGATAAATTATGCCATTGATAAATGTAAAGAAAAAGGAAATTGATAATACATATACAACTAAAGTACAGATACCACAATATATTCCAAAACAAGAAAAGCCACCTATAACAGGGTTAGTAGACACAGAGAAGTATTCAAAATTACTTTATAATATCAATAATAGTAATGTGTCTGAGGAAGAGAAGAAGTTTTTGAGGTTTGCGGCTGCAAGACATTTAGCATTTAACTATTCATTGATAGCTGATTACTATGCCAACGCAGATAAAGAAATGCAAGAACTTATGGAACAGTCAGCGTTAGTAATATTGGATATAGATGATGCTATAGCTAATGGATATGTTAAGTTATCGGATAGCATAAAGCAGTTATTAAAGGAGAGTGGTGAACTTGCATCTAAGGAGTAATTTTGTTGTATTTATATTATCTCATGGACGACCTAATAAAGTTTACACTTATGACACAATACGAAAATCAGGATATACAGGGCCTATTGTATTAGTGTTAGATAATGAAGATAATACTATTGACGAATATAAGCATGTATATGAAGCAAAAGAAAATACAGGTGTATATGTATTTGATAAATTAGATATAGCTAATAGGTATGACGAAGTTGATAGAGGTAAAGATAGACGTACAATATTTTATGCGAGAAATGCCTGTTTTGAAATAGCGAAAAAATTAGATTATACGTATTTTTTGGAACTCGATGATGATTATGTAAAATTTAGAAGTCGAGTAGATATAGATGGTAAGTTTGCAACTATATATCATACTGACCTCGATTCTTTATTTGAGATAATGTTACAATTTTTAGATGATACAAAAGCCTATACCGTAGCGTTTTCACAAACAGGAGATTTTATAGGTGGTATGGGTAGTAGAGTTTATAAAGAAAAATTATCAAGAAAGGCTATGAATAGTTTTTTCTGCACTATAGAGAGACCGTTTAAGTTTCTTGGTAGAATAAATGAAGATGTAAATACATATGTTAGTGAAGGTTCAAAAGGTAATCTTATGTTTACAATAGCTGATGCGTCATTAGACCAGACACAAACACAATCAAATTCTGGCGGTATGACAGAAATGTACCTAAATTCTGGCACATATGTGAAATCATTTTTTACTATAATAACTAATCCATCAAGTGTCGTTATACATGAAATGGGTAGCTCTCATAAGAGAATACATCATTTAATAGATTGGAACAAAGCAGTACCAAAAATAATAAGTAGTAACTTCAAGAAAGGAGAGAAAGTATGAAGTTTACAATCACAACGGCAGTGTTACAAGACATGCTGACAAAATCAACCAAATGTGCATCAAATGACAATCAGAGACCATTAACAGGCTTGATAGCTATTCAGTTGAAGGATAATGTTCTTACGCTGATAACATCAAGCGCCACTAATTATCTGTATGTTCATAAAGATAAGATAGTTGGTGAAGATTTTTATGTAGTTGTGCCTGTAGAGATATTCTCTAAGTTAGTTTCCAAATTAACAGCGGAGAATACAACACTTGAACTTAAGGATAATAATCTGATAGTAACAAGCGGTGGTACATATACAATTGGTGTATCTATTGATGAAGAAGGAGAGCTTACGAGATATCCTGACCCATATAACACAAGTGATGAGTTTACAAATTATAAGGCTTATCCTATTAAGAAATCAACGCTTAATCTTATTCTTTCAGTCAATTCAGCCTCGATAGCAGAAGGTGAGATGGCAAAAGATTTGCCCGAAGTTTACACAGGTTATCATATGTCAGATTCAATAGTAACCACAGATTCTATAAAGATGTGCGGTATAGATATAAAGGTATGTGATGAGCCTATACTTGTAAGGCCTGAAACAATGAAGCTGACAGATGTATTTACCGAGGAGAACTTAGAGATAAGGATAAGTGATGATGCAAGAGGTAATAAGAATATCGTCATAACATCAGCAGGTGATATTGATTGCGATATAGTAAGTAAGTTGTTAGAGAACATGGAAGATTTTGCAATCAATGATATAAACGGCTTGTTAGCATCAGATTTTGCCAGCTCATGTGCAATAAGTAAAGTTAAATTCCTGCAGGCGTTAGATAGATTATCATTGTTTATAAATAAGTTAGACGATTTCGCCCTGTTTCTCACATTCACTAATGACGGCTTGAAGTTAGCGAATAAGAAGTCAAGTAGTGAGGAAGTAATAGCTTATGAAGCAAGTGATGATTTTAAGCCTTACTCATGTGTGCTTGATATAAACGCACTTACCAATCAGATAAAAGCAGTACCCGGTGATTTAGTAAATATCTACTATGGTAATGAAGTAGCTGTCAAGTTTGAAGATGGTAATATTACCCAGATGATAGCACTTATGCAGTAATCAAATAGGGCTAACGTGAAATATCGTTAGCCCATTGATTTTCATATAAATATGTTATATAATGTTTATAGTTGAAAACAAACTTTTCAAGACAGCAAGGAGAATAGAATGAGAGTAACAAAAACAGCTCAGGTATTAGAGCATCTTAAAAATCACGGTACAATCACATCATGGCAAGCAATTCATGAGTATGGAGCAACTCGTTTATCCGCAATCATTTTCAATCTTAGAAAAGATGGATATGATATTGACACTAAGACAGAACTTACCAAAGACAGAAATGGTAATGTATGTCAGTATGCGAAGTATATTTTGAATAGAGAGGAGAATAAGAACAGATGAAACAGAATTTGAAAAATACAAAAAATTAGTATATAAGAAAGGAAGAATAAAATGGGCAAATCATTAGCTATAAAATACAGACCTCATCAATGGTCAGATGTTATAGAGCAAAGTTCAATAAAAGTTATACTTCAGGAACAAATAAGAAGTAAAACTATAAAAAATGGATACCTTTTTGCGGGTTCAGCAGGAACAGGTAAGACAACTTGTGCGAGGATATTTGCGAATGAGATAAATGAAGGACATGGTACGCCGATAGAAATGGATGCGGCAAGTAATAATAGCGTAGATGATATAAGAAATGTTATAGCACAGGCACAGACAAAGAGTTTGGATAGTGAATATAAGATATTCATTATAGATGAGGCTCATTCATTATCAAACAGTGCCTGGCAAGCAATGTTAAAAACACTTGAAGAACCGCCGGCAAAGTCTATATTCATATTCTGTACTACAGATCCACAGAAGATACCTAAGACAATACTTTCAAGAGTACAGAGATATGACTTTCAGAGAATAAGTCAGCAGGGTATTGTAGATAGGTTACTCTATATACTATGTGAAGAAAATGAATTAGATGATGGTGAGCGTGGAATAAGTGCAGAAGCAGTTGAGTATATAGCAAAGTTAGCCGATGGTGGGATGCGGGATGCAATAACATTGATGGATAAGTGTTTATCATATTCTACAGAATTAACCATAGAAAATATAGTAAAAGCCTTGGGTATAGCAAACTATGATATTATGTTCAGTTTACTTGATGGTCTTATAGAGCATAAGGCACAGTTTGTGTTAGAGCAGATAGATAGTATATATAGCTCTGGTATAGATATGAAGCAGTTCATAAAATCATTCACCGAGTTTGTACTTGATGTATGTAAGTATGGTCTTACAAAAGATTTCTCAATGATAAGAATACCAAATATATATGATAGTGAGTTAAAGCAGTTTGGTGATTATGAGTTTTTTGTAAGTGCCGAATTGTTAAAAATGCTTATAGCATTGAATAATGAGATAAAGTGGGAGAGTAATCCTAAATATCCCATTGAAGCAAGATTTTTTATATTTAGTACAAGTGAGGTAGATAATGATAGTACAGTTTAAACCAAGACGAGCTAACATGAATAGCAATAGAGTTGAGGCTATGATAAAAGGTCAAATAGAATCATATGAATGTAACTCTTGTGGTAAAGAGTTTGAAGTGTTATTCGAACAGTTTCCAGAAAGATGTCCTCATTGTAATATGAGAATAGATTGGGGGAATAGCGAAAAATGATAGGTCAGAATGAGTTGTTAGAACGATTTAAAGTTATGGTAGATGATAGGACTGTAGTATTTCCTAAGTTTATAATCTTAGTAGGTCCTAAAGGTAGTGGTAAGAAAACAATGGCTAATGAGATATATAAGATGATTTCAGAATCTGCCGATATGAATGTTAATCAGTATGTACTTGAGGATATAAAAGTAGATACTGTTAGGTCAATGATAGCAGATGCGAATAAGGTGATAGAGCCTACTATATATGTTATACCAGATGCGGATAGAATGTCGGCAACCGCAAAAAATAGTATGCTAAAAATTACAGAAGAACCACCAGCAAATGCATGGTTTATTCTTACATTAGAGAATGAGTACAATGCACTTGCCACAATAAGAAGTAGAGGTCAAGTGTATAAGTTACAGCCGTATTCTGGTACAATAATAATGGATTATATCAAGATGAGATTTAAAGATATATCTTTAGAGGAAACAGAGATATTACTTGATATATGTGAGACACCTGGTGAAGTAGAATTTTTATATAAAGCTGGCGTTATCGCCTTATATGAGTATGTGGAGAAAGTTGTAGAGAATATAGCAGTAGTTAGTGGTTCTAATGCTTTCAAGATAGGTAGTAAGATAGCTTTTAAAGATGAGGAAGATAAGTATGACTTACGATTATTTTGGAAAGCATTTATGAAAGTATGTTCTGATAAAATGCGTGAGTTAAAGGACATAAAGTATGCAGATGCTATTAGAATAACCAGTAAATACATGCAACAGTTAAGTACAACTGGTGTGAACAAGAGTTCGACATTCGATATGTTTATATTAGATATAAGGGAGAGTTGGTTATGACAGTAGGAGAAGTTAAGAAGCAGATAAAAGATAAGAAGCCGTTATCATTTTATATATTCACAGGTGAAGAACTTGAGGTAATGAATATATATGTTAAGAAGATAGCTGAAGTAGCAGGTGCAAATGTAAATAGAGCCTATACATTGAGTTCAGTATTTTCTAAAGTGCAGAGCCGTTCAATGTTTTCACAAAAGACTTGTTTTGTTATCCGTGATGATAAAGAATTTCTTTCAGCAGAAGATATATGGTCAAGAGTTGAAGATGATGATTTGCCTTTCAAAGATTCGACACCAATACAAGGTGGTAATATAATCATAATGCTTTATACAAACATAGATAAGAGAAGTAAGTTTTATAAGCATTTTGAACATATCATTGTAACGTTCGAGAAGCTATCAGAATCGAATTTAATGCATGAGATACAGAAAAGAGTACAGTTAAACGAAAAGAACGCTAAAATGCTTATATACGTGTGCGAGAGCGACTTAGGTCGTATCTTACAAGAGATAGATAAGATAAAAAGCTATCTGGAATATTACAATGATTGCAATAGTAGCGAAGCAGACCCAGACCAAGTGTTTAATTGGTTGATAGATGATGGTACTATATATCAACCACCGACAGATGCAATATGGGATTTTGTAGATGCTGTATTAACTCATAAAATAAGAGCATCATTTGGCTTAATGGAAGAAGCATTAGAGTTTGGTAATCCTACGCTTACACTTATATCTGTGTTATATAAAGATGTAAAGCAGTTGTTACAGGTACAGGCATGTACATCATCAGATGTAGCAGGTAGTACAGGTTTAAGTGGTTGGGATATAAAACGTGCAAATAGCCGTAAAAAGATATATACTAATAGAGAATTGATAGATGCCATGAAGATTATCAGAGAAGTAGAGCGAGGTATAAAGTCTGGTAATATAGAAGAAGATATGGCATTAGATTATATCTTAGTGAATATATTATAGGAGGTTATTATGGTAAATACAAAATCTGTATACAAGACAAATCAGGAGTTCAAGGATTATGTAGATAACTATGCAAGAGAAAGACAAATTTTGGTAACAGACGCATTGAAGCATAGAATGGTAGAGATAACAGCGGAATATTATTTACAGAAAGATACTGGTAAGATAGATGAAAGATGAATTTGAATTTTGCCTACGCTGTCATAGAAAATTGAAGAATGGAGAAGCAAGAAAAATAGGTTATGGTAAAGTATGTTTGAAGAAAGCAAAAGAACAGAAACCTAAATCTACTTTATTCAAAGTAACCAGTAGCAATTCTGACAAATATGTAGTATAATATTTACAGAAAGTGAGAGACAGATGGCACGAAATTTAAAGAATATAGCACGCCTTATAGATGTTGCTAATGATACAAAACCAATAGAGGAACAATTCTTATCAGACCTTAAAAGGTCTATAGAGTTGACTGCTAAGAAAGAGAGCAGACAACCATCACAGACATATAAGCCATCAGGTATGAATTGTATACGTTCTATGTACTATCAAGTAATGGGTGCAGAATGTATAGACGAACCTAATTTTACAAATGTAGGCATATGTGCAAGTGGTTCAGATATACATGAGAGAATACAGCAGGCAGTAATTGATATGAAGGATAATGGTATGGATTGTGAGTATATCAATGTTGCCGAATATGTAAGGAGTCGAGATTTACCTGATATAGATATAGTAGCAGAACCTGATTTTGAGAATGGTAGCTATGAGACAAAATTGTACAATAAAAAGTACAACATGTCATTCTTATGCGACGGTATTATAAGATATAAGAATAAGTATTATATCCTTGAGTTAAAGACAGAAGCAAGTTTTAAATGGCAGACAAGAAGTGCAGTAGACACCAAACATTATATGCAAGGTACAGCATATAGTTTTAATTTAGGTCTTGATGATGTTATATTTATATATATCAATCGTGACGTTCTTGATATGAAAGCTTTTATGTATAATGTTACAGATTCTATGAGGCAAGCATTGGTTAGTATAATTAACGATTGTCAAGGGTATGTTGATAGACAGATACCACCACCTAAGCCAGATGTTCCAAAGAATATGTGTAAGTATTGTGGTTATAAGAATGTATGCGAATTGGACAAGTAAGTCCGTTTTTGCATAGTAGCACCAGAATCATGCTGGATAACATGATGCATCAAGAATACATCCGCTGAATAGTGTGCGTCTTGGTAGCGGTGAGAGATATTCGCTGAGACCTCCTTTCTAAAGTTATGGCAGAGAATCGTGGAAAAACCTTTGAGAATATAATAAAGCAGGCATTTGAAAAAGTAGATGGTGTATCTATTGATAGACTTCATGACCAAATGACCGGGTATAAAGTAACAAGTGCCAACATATGTGATTTCATTGTATATAAAAAACCTTATGAATATTATATAGAATGTAAATCAGTACACGGCAATACATTACCATTCAGTAACATCACAACTAATCAATGGAATGGCATGTTAGAGAAGTCAAAGATAGAAGGTGTATTTGCGGGTGTTATATGCTGGTGGATAGATAAAGATATTACTGCATTTATACCAATTTGGTATCTCGACTATATAAAACGAAATCATCCAGAGAAAAAAAGTATCAATGTAAATTCGATGTTAAAAGAAAGTGAAGAATTGGAAAAATATATTAATTTTAAAAATACACACTTTATACAGATAAAAGGAAAAAAGAAAAGAGTTTTCTTTGATTATGATATGGATTACTTTTTTCATGATATAGAAAAACGACAAAGGAGATAAATATGAAATTTGCATTACAAGAAATGACCAAATATGAAATCGACAAACTAAAAGACAGAGTAGAGACCAATTCAAAACAAATAGACGAAATAGTGAACGGCATAATTCAACCATATTGTAAAGACCTTGACAAGTATGTGTCTTTCATATCTGAATGTCTTAAAGATGGTGAAAATCCACCTACTACACCAGAGTTAGAAGATTGGTGTATGAACTTATCCACTTATATTTATTTTGCATCTGGCATGTGTGAGAACTTAGGTGTTCGTGACGATATAGCTAAGGCTGTATATAAAGAAATGTATAATGCCAGTAGAAATTCCCTTGAAAAAGGTACAGTAGCAGATAAAGATGCTCATGCGGCTATATATAGTCAGCAAGAAGCAGTAATATCGGCAGCTTATACCAGAGCTTATAAGGTTGTTAAAGCAAAAGTAGAAAGTGCAAAGGATTTATTACAATCGTGCAAAAAAGTTTTATCAAATAGAATTACAGAAATGGAAATATCACATTTACAAGGTTAAATATGTATGATATAATAACCTCAAGTAAGAGGTCGAGACTTACTGAATAATCTCAAAGTGTTTAATTCGCTTGTGGATAAATGTAGTTGCTCGACCCAACTACACCGCAAGCGTTTTATTTTTAGGAGGTTATTATGCAAAATAATTTTATTTTATATGTACATATAACACCAAGTAATAAAAAATATTTCGGTATAACTTGTAGGGATATTGATAGACGTTGGGGATATGGAGAAGGTTATAAGAATAACAAACATTTTTATAGAGCAATACAAAAATATGGATGGGATAATATACAACATATTATTCTTGCCGATAATCTTTCCAAAGAATGGGCTTTAAGATTAGAGGAATTATTCATATTAAAATATGACACAACAAATGTTAATAAAGGATACAATCGTTCAACAGGTGGTGATTGGGGAGGTAGTGGTTATAAGTGGCATCAATCAGAAGAATTAAAACAACATTTACATGATATTAAAATAGGTATACCTCTGTCAGAACAGCATAAACAAGCATTGAGTGATGCGTGGATAAAAAGAAAAGAGCGAGGCGAAGTAGTTTGGAATAAAGGTCTGAAATTAAAAGATACTGGTATGATAGATAATTTTATAAAAGCAGGTATAGAAAATGCAAGGCGACAAAGAAAACCAGTATATAAATTAGATTTAGATAATAATATAGTATCAGAATATGAGTCTGTAAAGTCAGCCGCAAAAGCACAAGGTTGTAATAACACTTGTGCTATACACGCAGTATTATCTGGTAGAGCGAAGTTAGCATATGGTTATAAGTGGAAGTATAAAATGGAGGCAGATAATGGGTAAAAATAATGCTTTTATAAATGCTATGAAAAATGCTACAAATACGGCAAAGCGAGAAGCAGTAAATGTGACACCTGCTGTATATGCCAGTATAGCTTTAGCTTTGCATAGAGAATATGGTTTTGGTTATAAGCGTATAAGCAGAGCATTTAAAACATCACAGGATATATGGGAGAATCATTCAGATGATGTTAGCGGCATGATAGAATTATGCGAACAGGAAACTAATATAAGATTGCAAGGAGGTCAGTAATGGGTGTAAAACTTGATGAGATTATAAAGAATGTAAATAAGACAGCCAAAGATGAGATATTGTCCAAAGGTCTTTCGGCATATGATTACGAGAGAATACCATTTACAAGTCCAAGAATGAATTTTATGACATACGGTGGTATAGCAGAAGGTAGATTGATAGAGTTTTTTGGCGAGAATCATGGTGGGAAAACCACGACTGCATTAGATATTGTTGCCAACTTTCAGAATAAATATCCTGACCGTGATGTATTATATGTAGATGCCGAGAATACATTAGACACAGTATGGGCTACAAAGCTCGGTGTAGATGTAGAGAAGATGTATATACTTCAACCTATGTCTCAGTCAGCAGAGGAAATATTTGAAATTATATATAATGCTGTAGATAGTGGTGAAGTGGGATTATGGATAATAGATAGTCTTGGTGCTCTTATGTCACAACAGGAATTTGATAAGACACTTGAAGAAAAGACATATGGTGGCATATCAATGGCATTAACAAAGTTCGCCAAGAAGATAGAGCAGTTAAACCATAAATATAATTGTACAGGCATAGGTATAAATCAGCTAAGAGCAAATATCAACAGCATGTACGGTGGTTTTACAACACCGGGCGGTGAGAATTGGAAGTTCATGTGTTCAACAAGAATAGAATTTAGAATGGGTAAATTCTTTGATGAGAAAGGTAATGAACTTACAAGAAGTGCTGAAAATCCTGCTGGTAATTTTGTTATGGCAAGTATAGTTAAGAATAAGACAGCACCACCTTCAAGACGAGTTGGTCAGTATAGAATACGCTATGATAGTGGTATAGATTATTTTGCTGACCTCGTAGATGTTGCTATATTATATAATATAATAGATAAAAGGGGTGCATGGTACACCATAGCAGATATAGAAACTGGCGAAGCATTGAAAGAGAGTATACAGGGTATACAGAATGTATATAATGCCTTGAATGAAGATGAGAGCCTGCTTTCAAGAGTAGAAGAACTGGTTAACATGGCAAGTCAAGATTGATTGACTTGCCTGTTGTTTTTATGCTATAAATATGTTATAGTATATTTGTAGTTAAGAAAACAGCAATAAGAAAGGAGATAGTTTTGAGGAGAGTATTAGTAATGAGTTTGTTATGTATAGGTTTAATAACTATACCTGTACATGCAAAAGATTTGAAAGGAAGAGTAACAGTATATTCAGATGTTGGCAAGACAGCATTAGGCACAGATACAAGATATGGTATTTGTGCTACAAGTAATAAAGAATTGTTTGGCAAATATGTAATTCTTTATCAGAGATTGCCAGATGATAAGAAAGGAGAATGTTTAGGAATATTTCATGTAGAAGATACAGGTTGTAAAGAAGAAGTCATAGATATATGGTGTCCAAAAGAGTATCAAAAGATGATTATAGATAGGACATATGAAAACGGTTGTCAAGGCAAAATCTATATACAGGTTGTTGAATAAGAAAGGAGCGAGTAAATGAAAGATTATAGTGTGTTATTAACTTGCGGAGAAGCAAATATGGTAGTTATACATGATGCATTTGATAAAGGTTATCAACAGGGTTACGAGGATGGAAATAAAGCTTTATGTAACTGCAAAGACAACATGGAAGTTGAATATAACCGTGGTCTTAATGATGCATGGGAAGCGATAAAGAAGATAACCGAAATTCCCATAACTAAAAGAGGATTTGTTTTTGATTTAAGTCCAGAAACTGATACATCCTTTTTTAGCCTCTTAAAAATGCTATCTGTTCAAGAAGCTATAGCCAAGATTAAGAAGTATGAAGAACAGCAGAAACAGGATACCGAAATAAAGGTCGGGGATGAGGTTTATCTATTTGATAAAAACCATCCAAGAGTAGTTACAAGTATATATAACGAGGGTGATGAAGTGAATGCAATACAGATTACAGGAAATGGAAAATTGGCTGTTAATTATGTGAAAGAATTGCATAGAACAGGACGCACATTTCCCCAGATAGCCGAGGTTTTGGCAGAAATGAGAGGTGAGAGCGAATGATGATAGATAGTACCGAGTTAATCAGAATACTACCTGCTATGCTACAAGGCAGAAAAAAGTTTGCAAAGGTGGCAGACGGCGGCGATTATCATAGGGGCGAAGTCGATAAATGGTGTTTATTTTTTGAAAATGTGGTTAAAGGAATTGAGGATTTTTGTGAATACAAAAAGACAGGCGAATATAAATTATCCGCACCAATAAACGGTACTTGGAATGTACTCGATGCCTATCATTATGAGCCACAGGCAGAAATGAGAGGTGATAATAAATGATAGCATTTATATTAACAATGCCAAATAGAGGTTCGTGGAATGGTAGATGGTCAGGAGAAAATGATCTACATGCCATTGTTAAAACGGAAAGAAGCGTACCAAAAGATATTATTGGAAAGTCATTTTGGTACAACTGGGATGATGGATGGTCAGCTTGTGTATCGGTGGAAAAGGTCGATTGTAGAGAAGGTAATAAGTTAAGAAAGAAATCAAGAGGTTTTTGTGGTTATAACTGGATGGTAGATAGTCTTATTAAAAAAGGACGCGTTGAATACATTGACAGAAATGAGAGGTGAAAAATGCTGACATTGCCGATTAAGAAAAAATGGTTCGACATGATACTTTCAGGAGAGAAGAAAGAAGAGTATCGAGAATATAAGCTGTACTATACTAAAAGATTTGAGCATTTATGGCAGGGAAGTTTAATTGGATATGATGCTAAAAGACGAATAAGATTCCGCAACGGATACGCTAAAGATTCCCCGTCATTTATCGCAAGAGTAACACTTGATTTTGGAGAAGGTAAACCCGAATGGGGTGCGGAAAAAGGCAAATTATACTACATCATACGGATTAAATCTATTGAAAGTGATGGTGCAGAAAATTTGGCAGAAATGAGAGGTGAAAGAGAATGACACGACAGGAGAAAGAAGATTTATTACATGAAGCAGTAGACATATTGATTAAGCTGGATAATCATTTAATGACTTCGAGGGATAATGCGGAGTTTTCGTCATGGGTAGATGATTTAATTGACAATTATTGCGAGGAACGTGAACAGGGCAAATGTCCTTTTTACGCAAGTTGAGTCAAAGTAGGAAGGAGGCGAAGGAATGACAATAGAAGAAGCAATTAAATGGTTTAGAGAAGATCCATTTTATCATAAAGACCACGTTCCTTTTAACATGGCAATTGAGGCATTAGAGAAACAAATGCCTCAGACACCTACTATCGAGAACGGTTTTGTAAAATGCCCGAAGTGCAAAATGTATATTCGTTTTCCGATAGCAGATAAATATAACAACTGTCCAGAATGTGGACAAGCGATCAAATGGGCAGAAAGTGAGGAATAAGGAATGACAGCAGAAAGAGAAAAGGCTATCAATGAGTGGTTGGATATTTATTGCCCGAAGTGTGCAAATAATGACGATAGAGGAACAGATTTTCTGAATTGTCAAGCGGAGTGTGAAGTACAAAAAGATATAGGTATTGCTTGCATACATTACGAAGAAGCGCACGATATGAATGGAAAGGAGCGAATAGATGAAGCTGATAATTGAGATACCTGATAACACCTACAATCTTATAAAGGATGTAGCAATGATTAAACATACTACTATTGATGCTATAGTAAATGATATTATCAAAATTTTTATAGCAAATTTAAGTGCAAATGAGGTAGAAAGCAAATAATGGAAAAAGCAGAAGCAACCTATCAGTATCTTGAAGAAGCACATGGAAATGGTATGTTCTTTTACACAAGTTGTTGTGGTAATAGAATGTATAGTGTTGACAGCAATCCTATGAAGTATCACGGATGTTTATGCCCCAAATGTTTCCAGCACAATAAATCAGTGACATTGTACTTGCGTGGTACACCCGATGGTATAAGAGTTTTTGAAACTGAACACGTTATAAAAGCAGAAAGGAGCGAGGAATGACCAAGGAAATAGCACAGTATTGTATGAAAGCATATAGCCAATATCATAACGAAATGTGCGAAGAATGTCCTATATATGGACAGACAGGGGATGACCATTGTTTTGAAGATGCTTTGCAGTATGTTATCAACCATTTTGATATGCTTGATAATATAAGAGCCGAAATAGAAAACGAGAAACATATCGGATTTACTCCACAAGATTTTGCAGATGGATTGGATTTGGCTCTTGAAATTATCGACAAGTATAAAGCAGAAAGGAGCGAGGAATGATGCCTACAACAGGTGAGAAAGTGATAGTTAATGATAAGTATGTTGGGTATGTTGTGAGGATATACCTACCAAACCAATATCATTCGGGTAGGTTTATAGTACGGGTACATTATGAGTTTGGTTCAGATGAAAGAGAATTTTGGTTTGATGATTATGGTGTGACAGTAAAACACAAAGGAGAGTGATTAAATGACAATAGATGAAGCAATAGCAATCATTGAGAATGAAAAGAAGTGTGTCAATAGAGCCAATAAAAACGATTACTGCAATAGGGATAGTTATAATTGTGAGCTTATAAAAACTGACATAGAGATACTTACCGCACTCGATATGGCAATCAATGCGTTGGAGCGTGAACAGAAATTCCTTGATGCAGGATATAAAAATGGCAGAGTTGAATTTATGATCGGCGTAAGAAAATTTATGGTAAAGGAGATGGCGCAATGACACTAGATGAACATATCCATAAAGCAGAAGAAGATGCAAAGATGGCAGAATTTGATACTGTGTGGGGCGTAGGTAATTACTTTATTGATAGAACAGAGGCTCTTGAATATGCAAAGGAATGC